TGCGTCTGCCAGATCGTGTACGGGTTTGGAAGTCGATGGAGGGAACAGCGCGGGCCTAGAAGGCCCCGTAATGCCCCCTGAGAGCCCCGTAGACGGACGAACGGTGCGGATCGATAGATGGCACCGGAGACAAGCGAAGACGGCCGCAGAGCCGTCGCCGGCCGACGCCCGCGTAGGAAGATATTCATGTGAAGTGCGTCACATTCTACGGGTGAAACGCGAAAGTGGAAGGTTCCTAACCTATGGAGGGGTAAGGGAGCGAGCTCCAGCGAGCGACCGCACCCCGACATAGGTTCTTGTCGGGGTAGTCGAACGGAGAGAGACTACCCCTTTTAGCGCGCTGCCGCGCGCATCGCAGGTACCGAGCGGAGGGAGCGAGGTACCAACCCGTTGAAGGGCCGGGGTTTAGGCCCCGGCCATCACAAAGTGGTTCTGTTGGGTACGTAACTTACGTAGCAACTTGATACATAACAGCACTCCTGTTGTCACTTTGGTCGGGTACGTTACTTGACATGTAACAGGAAGGGAGCTGTCAAGGTGAAGTGCTGTTACATCTCGGATCGAGAGACCGAGGAACTCTGCGGAGAGCCAGAGGCTGAGGTCTACTGCAACCTCCCGCTGTGCGGCGTCCATAAAGACGCCGTACGTCTGACGTACGACAACAAGGCGAGGGCCAACCCGCTGCTGGCATCCAAGTACCACGATCTGAGCGCCTTCCCAGGTATCTGCTACATAGCGCTGCTCCCGGACGGCTTCGTCAAGATCGGGTTCTCGAACACCGACGAGCTCTTCTCCAAGAGGATGAGGAACCTGTCGAGCGATTACGGTGCCCCGGTGATCCCACTGATCACTCTGCCCGGCGGCTTCGTAGCCGAGGCCGTACTCCATGACCGGTTCAAGGACGACCGTCAGCCCGGTAACGGCGAGCGGTTCCGGTACTCACCGGAGATGGCGGAGTACATCGCTCACGAGAAGGCGCGACAGTCCGCGAGTCAGCTAGGCCTCATATAGCGGCCCGCAGCGGGTTACGTTTGTCAGGTATGTCACTAGGGAGGGCCGTGTACCGATACGCATCATCCATGGGCGAGCGTTACGCAATGCCCGTGTACTTCGAGGATGCCCTCGCCGCAGTTGCCCACCGAAATCGGGCTGACAGGATCCTCACCGGACTGCCCGGGCACGACTCGATGCGCCTGGAGGCGCTCATCGACGGCGTGTGGGAGCCGCTGGAGTGAGCTGGGAGTCATCTGACCGTCGTGAGCGGCTGCCGGCCGACTGGCCTCGCATCCGTCGCGAGGTTCTGCGGGCGGCTGGTCACCGCTGCCAGATCCGCTACCCGGACATCTGCACAGGGATGGCTACCGAGGTCGACCACGTCCGCTACCACGACGAGGAGTCACCACTCCGCGCGTCGTGCAGACCGTGTCATGCTCGGAAGTCCGCGATGGAAGGTGTCGCTCAGCGTGCGAAGCTGCGAGCGATGAAGAAGCGGCCACCGCCCCGCCACCCGGGGCGTAGAAGCAACTAGGAGGGACCAGGCGTCCCCGAGCCCAGGAGGCGTCATGCCGGGTCCGATCCCGAAGAGGTCCGACGAACGAGTTCGCCGGAACACCACCGAGTACGGAGAGGTCACTACTCTCCCCGTCTCCGGACCCGTGAAGTCCCCTCCGCTCGGTCTCACCGATCCTCACCCGATCGTCCGAGACCTCTACAACTCTCTAGCCGAGTCGGCGCAAGCCGCGCTCTATCAGCCAAGTGACTGGTCCTATGCGAAGTTCACCCTCCACTTCGCCGACCAGCTCCTGAAATCCTCCAAGCCCTCGTCGCAGATGCTAGTAGCCGTCAATCAGATGCTGTCATCGCTTCTGGTCTCAGAAGGTGACAGGCGGCGGGTTCGGATCGAGGTGGAGCGGACGAAGTCAGACGGCCCGGATGCGTCGGTGACGACGATGGGCGAGCTGTTCGAGCGCGCTCTCCGTAAGCCGAAGTCGAGCTAGAGACCGGCGTCCAGATCGTAGATCTGGCGCGCCCCGAGGCCCCGGCTATGCCGGAGCCGACCGCAGTCCCCGGCGGGGTTGAGCGCTCCCCTTCCGGTGCTCCCCCGCTGGGGCTGCCACCAAGACCTGGGCGCACGTCCCAACCGGAACAGGCCCCCGCGACGGCGGTGGTCACCTGGGACCGGGAACCGTGCGGTGCGGGGCTACCCCGTGCCTGCCCCACCTAAGCGTGAGTCCATGAGGCTCGCTGCGCAGCGCCTATGGGTGGGGCTCCGACTTGCCAGGCAGGCGAGACCAGCCAGTAACCAAGAGCGGTCGCCCCTGGCCGGTATGAGCTCCACCGGTAAACGGGCTCACCTTTACACGTAACCTACGAGAGGCCGGTATGACCGTCACGATCACCGCCGACGTCCGCGACGTCACCGGTCAGCCCGACAATCAGCAGTGGGTGTTCTCGACCGTGCTCCGCCAGCAGGACGGCTCGATCCTCACCCAGAAGCAGGTCCGGGTAAACCCGGTGGACGGCGCGCTGAGCGTAGAGCTGGAACCCGGCTTCGCGATCGTCGTCTACGGCGAGTACCGCTGGTTCATCGAGGTGCCCGAGACCGACGCCGAGCTGTGGCCGCTCATCGCCACCTCGGTAGCGGTCCCTCCGGACACCTCCGCTGAACTGCTCGCTGACGCGATCAACGGCTACCTCGACGCGAACCCGCCGTCAGCGGACTGGGACGCGTTGTCGAACGTTCCGGTGGAGTTCCCGCCGTCTGCGCACGACCACGTCGCCGCGGATGTCACCGACCTCGACTCGGCTATCGCCGCGTACCTGGCCTCGAACCCGCCCGAGGCAGGCTCGGTGTCCTGGGACGACATCGACGACAAGCCGTCGACGTTCACCCCGAGCTCGCACACCCACTCGATCGCTAACGTCACCGGTCTCCAGGACGCTCTCGACGAGAAGCTCGACGAGGACGCGGTGGACGCCCGGGTGTCTCTCGGCACCGCCGCGCTGGTCGACTCGGCACCGGCGACGCTGGACACGCTCAACGAGCTGGCCGCAGCGCTGGGCGATGGCCCGAACTTCGCCACCACGGTGGCGTCGCAGATCGGTGCGAAAGCCGACAAGGCCCGCACGATCACCGCGGGCACCGGCCTCACCGGCGGCGGCGACCTGACCGCTGACCGGACGCTGTCCGTCTCGTTCGGCACGTCGTCGACGACCGCGTGCGTCGGTAACGACTCCCGGCTGTCGAACACCCGCACCCCGACCGACGGTTCGGTGACCAACGCCAAGGTCGCATCCGGCGCGGGTATCGCGCTGTCGAAGCTAGCCACCGGCTACGTCGCCGGCTCGGACAACTCCGGTGCCCGGACGCTGACGATCTGGGTCGGGACCGAGGCGCAGTACACCGCGATCGGCACAAAGGACTCGAACACTATCTATCTCAGGACTGCATAGGAGGTCGCCGTGGCAGGTATGTCACTTGCCATGACGGCTTTCGCGAAAGCCGCGATCGGCTCGACCGAGATCCAGAAGATCAGCATCGGGACCGCCGAGATCTGGTCCGCGGCTCCTCCGCCGACCGTCGGCTTCGACGCGGTGTCGTCGATGCAAGGCGGGCTGAACGACTTGTCGTACTCGTTCTCTGCCACAGCGGGGTCCCGGGTCTTCGTGGTCGCGCACCTGCTCGGTAACGAGACCGTGGCAGGCGTCACCTACGGCGGCAACGCTATGAGCCTGGTCCAAGGCATCGCGTTCAACAACACGTCCTCCGAAGGCTGGCTCAGGGTCTACACCCTCGCGAGCGCCCCGGGTGGGTCGCAGACCGTGGTCCTGGACAAAAACGGCTCGAACTGGTGCATGTCCTACGCGATCTCGTACGCGAACGTCGCGAGCCTCGGAACCCCGGCTACGGCGACCGGTAGCAGCACCAGCCCGTCGCACTCTGTGTCAGCCCCGCCGACCAACGGCCGCACCTTCCAGGTTACCGGCTGGAACAACGGAAACGTGACGTTCACGCCGTCCGGGGGTACCGGCCGCATCAACGGGGTGCAGATCGCGGGCGGCCTGTCAGGCCGAGACTCCAACGCCGCGGCTACCTACTCCGGGACGCTCTCGTTTTCCTGCTCTTGGGCGAGCATCGCGGTTCCGCTGACCCCGGTCACCTGACGAAAGGGCCGGTATGACGACTGTTACCGCTACCGTCCACGACATCACCGGTCGCCCCGACGATTCGCACTGGACTTTCTCTAGCGACCTGCGCGAGCAGGACGGCGTGATCATCACGCCACGCGTCGTGCGCGTGAAGCCGTTCAACGGAGAGCTCGCGCTGACTTTACCGCCCGGACCTGTCCGGGTGACGCACCACCAGGACCGCTGGTTGATCGACGTCCCAGAAGAGGACTCCGACCTGTGGGACCTGATCGAAGCCGCTACCGACTAAGGACTTCATGAACCGCCTTATCACCATGTTCGCCGCTGCTCTTGTGAAGGCGGTCTTCGACTACCTCCGGGCTCACCCCGAGTTCTTGAACCAGGTGATCGACCGGGCTACCGCGAAGATGCCCGACCTCGCTGACCTCGACGATAAGATCCTGGCGAAGATCCCGGATCTGTCCCGGCTGGACGACAAGATCATCGGGCTGTTCCCCGACTTGTCTCGGCTCCCCGAGCAGCTGATCAACGCCATCAACCCGTTCAAGCGCTGAGGCGGCCTCGTGAGCTTCCGGATCGTCAACGGGAACACCCACACCGAGAAGGGGTGGCGGTGCTGCAACAGGGACGAGTGCGACATCGTCCGAATCCCCGGCCTGTATCTAACCGACACAGCACCCATCCGTAAGGGAGCCCCGCTAACCATTCTCGGGGCGTGGCTGTACTGGTACGACCGCAACGTCGAGGAGATCGTCACCCCGATCTGGGGCTGGTCCCTTGATAACGACGTACTAGGGCAGCCGGGGAAGAACAACGGGTCTAACCACCTGTCCGGGGTAGCTGTGGACGTCAACGCGCCCAAGTACCCCTGGGGCACGTACCGGATGTCTGCGGACAAGATTGCCAAGGTCGAGGAAGGACTTCGGCTGTTCGAAGGGACAGTCTTCTGGGGACGGCGCTGGTCAAAGCCCGACGAGATGCACTACGACCTCTCGTACCCCGAAGGCGACCCTCGAAACGAAGCCTTCGCGAAGAAGCTCCTGGATGGGTACCTCGGGATTTACAAGCCCGCTACCCAGGTGTCCGCAGCCCCCATCCTGGCGGCGGCCACCGGCCTGAGCGAAGCTCGCGCGGCGGAGATCCTGCCCGCGGTTCGCTCGGGCCTCCGGGAATCCGAATGCACGAACGTCAACCGCATCGCGATGTGGCTGGCTCAGATCGGACACGAGTCCGGGTCGTTCCAGTACACCGAGGAGATCGCCAAGAACGGGCGGTACGCGCCGTACATCGGCCGGACGTGGATTCAGATCACCTGGGACTACAACTACCGGTCGTTCTCGCAGTGGGCGTACGCGTTCGGGATGGTTCCGACACCGGACTACTTCGTCGTCAACTACCGCGAGCTCGCTGATCTGAAGTGGGCGGGCATCGGCCCTGCCTGGTACTGGACGGTCGCCCGCCCGGACATCAACGAGCTGTCCGATCGCCGCGACCTGAACACGGTCACCCGCCGGATCAACGGCGGCACCAACGGCCTCGCGGATCGACAAGCCCGCTACAACCGCGCGCTCGCCCAGGGCGATGCGCTGCTGCAACTACTTCACGAAGAGGACGACTTCTTGTCTGCTCTAACCGACGCTGAACAGCGTGAGTTGCTGGACCTGGCTCGCCAGCAGGCCAAGTACAAGCGCAAGTCCCGCTCTCCGCTGCACTGGCCGCACGAGGGCGAGGTCGACACGATCGCCGGCCTGTCCTGGTCGACGGACGCGAACGTCCATATCCAGCTGGTCGAGAAGCTTGCTGTGATCTACGGCGACCCGGTCTCGATCGCGCTGCTGTACGCGGTGTCGAACTCCGACGATCCGACGAACAACCCCGAGCTGGCGAAGCGCATCTTGAAGCGCGTCAAGCCCGAGGACATCACCGCTGCTCAGGTCCAGATCCAGAAGTGGCTGGCTGCCGAGCAGAAGTTCCATGCCGCTTAAGCTAGGCGACCGGAACCCTACGGTGCGCCGCTGGCGCGAGGTGATGGCGGCCCGGTTCGCCGGGTATGCGCGAGTCCACGGCCCGCTGCCCACGGACACCGACGAGTTCGGCCCGCGGGCTGAGGCGTGGCAGACCGAGTACGAGTCCCGGACGTTCCAGCCGCTCGACGGGATCGTCTCTGACGACGATCTGCGCGCTCTGGGGATTCCGGCTCCCGAGGACACCCGCCCGGTACTGCTCACCGTTTCCGGTACGGGAGTCCCCTGGTGGATAGGCCCGGACGCTGACGTCGCGAGACGTCTCGGGGATGTGTACCTGTGGCGTCCGGTAGGCCCACCGTACACCGCGCAGGCGTTCCCGATGGGGCCGTCCGTGGCGAACGGGGTCACCGAGGCTACCCGCATCCTGGAGGAAGAGCGCCGGCGCATCGAGCGCTACGGGCTGTCGATGATCGGCTACTCGCAAGGCGCGATCGTCACCTCCGAGCTGTGGGAGTACCACATCAAGCCCGAGAACGGTCGGCTGCACTGGGTCAAAGACCACGTGCACGGAGCCGTGACGTTCGGCAACCCGATGCGCGAGACCGGCAAGGTGTGGCCCGACCCGGGCGGTCAGATGCCCTCGGCGAAGTCGCACGGTATCGCTGACCAGCTGATGGTCGACACCCCGGACTGGTGGAGGAACTACGCCCACAAAGGCGACCTGTACACCGACTGCGAGGGCGACTCGGGCGAGATGAAGACCGCGATCTACAAGGTCGTGATGATGTCCCGGGTGTTCTCTGGTCCGGATTCGATCCTGCGCCAGCTTCTGGAGATCGGGGTTAACCCGACGTTCGAGCTGATCGCGCTGATCCGCGCAGTGCTGGATGCCGGTCTGTTCTTCATCCGCGGCACGACTCCGCACACGAACTACAACATCGACCCTGCGACGGACTTTCTGCGCTCTGTGACTTGATACGTAACGAGGAGGTGGAGTGGCGGTTCACTACCCGGAGTTGCTACTCCCCGCCCCGTCGCATATCCAGGGGCCGACCTGGCGGCAGTACGAAGACGGCTCATGGTTTCTGCCCGAGAAGACTCTCGGCTGGCAGATCATCAGCTGGCTGTTCGAGTACGTCAACGCACCGGACGGTTCCGGGCCTTTCATCCCCACGATGGAGCAGGCACGGTTCCTGGCCTGGTGGTACGCCGTCGACGAGAACGGTAAGTACGTCTACCGCGAGGGCACCTTCCGCCGCATGAAGGGCCACGGTAAGGACCCGCTGGTAGCAGCGATGTCGCTCGCGGAGCTCTGCGGCCCCGTGGCCTTCTCGCACTTCGACGAGGCGGGCAACCCGGTCGGCCGCGTTCGGCACGCGGCGTGGGTCACGATCGCCGCGGTCTCCCAGGACCAGACGAAGAACACGTTCTCGCTGTTCCCGATCATGGTCTCGAAGAAGCTGAAGGCCGAGTACGGCTTGTCCGTCAACCGCTTCATCATCTACTCCGAGATCGGCGGGCGGCTCGAAGCCGCGACCGCGTCCCCCGCGTCGATGGAGGGTAACCGCCCGACGTTCGTCATCCAGAACGAGACGCAGTGGTGGGGCGTAGGCCCCGGCGGCGAGGTCAACGACGGCCACCAGATGGCCGAGGTCATCGAAGGCAACATGACCAAGGTCCCCGGTGCCCGCACCTTGTCGATCTGCAACGCTCACCGGCCCGGCGACGACACCGTCGCGGAGATGGCCTACCTGAACTGGCTGGACATCCTGGCGGGCGACGCTATCGACACCGGTGTCCTCTACGACGCCTTGGAAGCCCCGGCTGACACGCCGGTCTCCGAGATCCCGTTCCCGTCCGACGACCCCGAGGGGTACGAGGCCGGGGTGGCCCAGCTCATGAAGGGCCTGGAGATCGCCCGCGGCGACTCGATCTGGCTCCCGCTCGACGACATTCTGATGTCGGTCCTGACGGCGAAGAACGACGTCATCGAGTCCCGGCGGAAGTTCCTCAACCAGGTCAACGCGACTGAGGAGTCGTGGATCGCACCGTCTGAGTGGGACCGTAACCACGACATCAACCTGCCTCCGCTGAGGAAGGGTGAGCGGATCACGCTCGGGTTCGACGGTTCGCTGTCCAACGACCACACCGCGCTCACCGCGTGCCGGGTCGAGGACGGGGCGTTGTTCCTGGTGAAGGTCTGGGTGCCTGAGAAGTACGAGGGGCACAAGGTCCCGCGCCAGGACGTGGACGCGTACGTCCGGTCGATGTTCGAGAAGTACGACGTCGTCGGTATGCGCGCGGACGTCAAGGAGTTCGAGCAGTCGGTCGACGCCTGGGGTCAGGACTTCCGGCGCAAGCTGAAGATCAACGCCTCCCCCGGTAACCCGGTCGCCTTCGACATGCGCGGCCAGCAAAAGCGATTCGCGCTGGACTGCGAGCGGTTTCGCGACGCTGTTCTGGCGGGCGAGGTCAAACACGACAACAACCCGGTGCTCAAAGCGCACATCACCAACGCGCACCAGCACCCGACGATATACGACGCAATCAGCATCAGGAAACCTGGCAAAGAATCCAAGCGCAAGATCGACGCCGCTGTGACGGCTGTCCTCGCTTGGGGCTCGCGCCAAGACTTCCTGCTCAGCAAGAGCAACACAGGAAAGGGGGCGGGTCTGCTGCGATGACGACTTACCACGAGCACGTCGAGCGACTGCAAGGGCTCCTCGCACGGGACCTGCCGAACCTGCTGGAAGCCGAGGCCTACCGCAACGGGACGCGCCGGCTGAAGACGATCGGGATCGGCGCTCCTCCGGAGCTGGCTTACCTGGACGTCCAACCGGGCTGGGTCGCTACCTACCTACGCACTCTGTCCGATCGCTTGGACATCGAGGGGTTCCGTATCTCGGAGGATTCCGAGGGGCTCGAAGAGCTCTGGAACTGGTGGCAGGCGAACGACCTGGACGAAGAGTCGGTCCTCGGACACGACGACTCGCTGACGTTCGGCCGCGCGTACATCACGGTCAGCCACCCGGACGTCGAGTCCGGAGACCCCGCGGGTATCCCGCTGATCCGGGTCGAGTCTCCGCTGTATATGTACGCCGAGCTGGACCCACGCAACACCCGCCGGGTCACCCGGGCTGTCCGCCTCTACACGACGCGCGACGACGTCGCGGTCCCGGATCGAGCCACGCTGTACCTGCCTGACGAGACTGTCCCGCTCCGCCGCAACGGCGGGCTAAACGACCAGTGGGTCGTCGACGGGGACGTCATCAAGCACGGGCTCGGTGTGGTCCCGGTCGTGCCGCTGACCAACGACCCGCGCCTCGGCAACCGCTACGGCCGCTCGGAGATCTCTCCGGAGCTGCGCAAGGTCACCGACGCCGCGTCGCGCACGCTGATGAACCTGCAGTCGGCGTCCCAGATCCTGGGCACACCGCTCCGCGTCATCTCCGGTGTCACCACCGACGAGTTGACCAACGACGGCGAGAACACGACGCTCGACATCTACTACGGGCGCATCCTGACGCTCGCTTCTGAGGCCGCCAAGATCTCCGAGTTCAAGGCTGCCGAGCTGCGGAACTTCGCCGAGGAGATGGAGGTCTTCCGCAAAGAGGCCGCGTCTATCACTGGCTTGCCGCCTCAGTACCTGTCGTCCTCGTCGGAGAACCCCGCCTCGGCTGAGGCCATCATCGCTACCGACTCCCGGATCGTGAAGATGGCCGAGCGTAAAGGCCGGATCTTCGGCGGTGCCTGGGAGCGCGCGATGCGGATCGCGATGCAGATCATGGGCCGCGAGGTCACCGAGGAGTACACCCGGCTGGAGACAGTCTGGCGCGACCCGTCGACTCCGACGGTCGCCGCTAAGGCTGACGCTGTGTCGAAGCTGTACGCCAACGGCCAGGGTCCGATCCCGAAGGAGCAGGCTCGCATCGACCTCGGTTACACCGCTACTCAGCGCGAGCAGATGCGCGACTGGGACAAGCAGGAGACCGAGGACATGATCGACACCTTGTACTCCACGACGAAAGCCCAGGCTGACGCCACGCCGAAGCCGACGGTCACCGAGACCAAGACGGAGACGCAGACGTCGCCTTCCGGATTTAACCGGACCAAGACCCGGTGAACCCGGAGGAGTACGCCGCCGCGCAGCTCCTCATCTCCGCCGCAGTAGTCCGGCACGTCAGGAACGTGGCCGGGTTCTTCGCTCAGCCCGCGCTGACGATGTTCGACTGGCTGCGTCTGCTGGACCTGTTGTTCCCCGAGATCCAGCGGCGGCGCACCGAGGCTTCGGTGCTGGCTCGCAGGTTCTACGACTCGCAGCGGGCGCAGCACCACCCGGATCTCCCTCGTAACGATCGGCCCCTGGAGGGGACGACGTTCGAGAAGTTCGTCGAGAACATGGACCCGGCTCGTGAGCGGATGCAGCAGGCGGACACCCGCGGGGACGCGCTGACTCACCTGACGCTCCGAGCGGTGCGCGAGGTGGAGAACGCAGGCCGTCAGCAGATCATCCACGCCGTCGAGAACGACCCGGAACCCCGCGTCTTGCGGGGCTGGGCTCGCGTCGCGACGGGCCGGGAGACCTGCGCCTGGTGCCTGATGCTGATCAGCCGCGGACCTACGTACGTCCGGGCCGAGACCGCTGGTCTCGACCTTGACACGGAACACGCTCTGGAGCTGTTCGAGAACAACGACCAGGAGACCTACTTCGCCGACATCGGCGGAGAGATCAAGCAGTGGCACACCGGGTGTGACTGCAAGGTGATCCCCGTCTTCCGTAACGAGGACTGGTTCGGCAAAGAAGCTGCCGACCGCGCCCTCGACCTCTGGGGAGACGCCACCAAGGAAGCCATCGACCTTGAGGACAAAGGCCTTGTCCACAAGAGCGGTAAGAAAAAGGGCCAGCCCTTTACTCGTAACGAGCTGGCTATCAACGCCCTTCGCCGTCGCCTGGAGCGCGGCGAGATCTCAGCACAGCAGTACGCAGCACTCGCTGCTTAGCCCGCCAACCCGACCGACCTGCCAGGAGCAGGAGTCACCCCACGCCCAGGAGGCACAGATGACCGAACCCACCGACACCCCCTCGACGCCCGAACCCGTAGCTCCCGCTGCCCCGGCTCCGGCGGCCCCCGCTCCCAAGAGCGAGGACCTGCCTGACTGGGCTCGCGAGAAGCTCTCGAAGGCGAACACCGAGGCCGCGAACTACCGAGTTCAGCTCCGCACCGCGGAGACGCAACTGCAGGAGTACGCGGAGAAGCTCGCAGCTCTCGAAGCAGAGAAAGCCCAGGCGGCTACCTCAGCCCACGAGCGCCAGCACGACTTCGACCGTCTGGTGACCGCGGTCCAGGCTCTCACCCCCGATCCCACGCCGCTGTTCACGTTCGCGAGCACGCTGCAGGGCGATTCGGAGGAAGCGCTCAAGACGCACGCCGAGACCCTCAAGACCCTGTTCGGCCTCAAGAACGGCCCCGTGGCCGCTGTCGACCGCTCGCAAGGCCTCGGCACCGAAGCCCCGAGCAACGACCCTGCGGTGGCCTTCACCGCGCTCATGCAAACCCAACTAGGCAAGTAAGGAGCCCCTGTGGCAACCATTAACGAGCTTGTCCCGAATACCGCGGGCAGCAACCACCAGGGCCGTCTGGCCCACGTCCCCTCCGACCTGCTCCCCAAGGAGATCGTCGGTCCCATCTTCGACAAGGCCCAGGAGAGCTCGCTCGTCCTGCGCATGGGTGAGCAGATTCCGATCTCGTACGGCGAGACGATCATCCCCACGACCGTGAAGCGCCCCGAGGTGGGTCAGGTCGGCGTCGGTACGTCGAACGAGCAGCGAGAAGGTGGCCTGAAGCCGCTGTCCGGTACCGCGTGGGACACCCGCTCGGTTTCGCCGATCAAGCTGGCGACCATCGTCACCGTGTCGGAAGAGTTCGCTCGCATGAATCCCTCCGGCCTGTACACCAAGCTGCAGGGCGACCTGGCTTACGCCATCGGCCGCGGTATCGACCTCGCTGTGTTCCACGGCAAGTCCCCGCTGACCGGCTCGGCGCTCCAGGGCATCGACACCGACAACGTGATCGCCAACACGACCAACGTTGACTACCTGCAGGAAGCCGGCGACCCGCTGCTGGACCGTCTGCTCGATGGCTACGACCTGGTCTCGGCCAACACCGACGTGGAGTTCAACGGCTGGGCCGTTGACCCGCGCTTCCGCGCTCACCTGCTCCGCGCTCAGGCTTACCGCGACGCCAACGGCAACGTGGACCCGAGCCGCATCAACCTGGCCGCTCAGACCGGCGACGTCCTGGGCCTCCCGGCTCAGTTCGGCCGCGCTGTCGGTGGCGACCTGGGCAACGCGTCCGACACCAAGACCCGCATCGTGGGCGGCGATTTCTCGCAGCTGAAGTTCGGCTTCGCCGATGAGATCCGCATCAAGATGACGGACACCGCCACCCTGACCGACGGTTCCGCGACGGTGTCGATGTGGCAGACCAACCAGATCGCGATCCTGATCGAGGTCACCTTCGGCTGGTTGCTCGGTGACAAGCAGGCGTTCGTCAAGTTCGTCGACGCCGTCGACCCCAACTGATTCTGTCCCGACCTTGATACGTAACGGCGGGGCTCTCCCCGGAGGGTCCCGCCGCCGTGTCGCTACCTGGAGGTTTTCATGACCCACCCCTACAACGGTGCGGTGGTCCGCGGATGGCTCGGCTCGCTCAGCGACTCCGAGATCGTGGCCAAGCTCACCGACCTGACCGGGTTCGCCCCGGCTGCTATGGACGAGGACTACGAGCCGGCTGCTGCTCCTGCTGCTGTCGCTGCTGACGACACCGTCCAAGAGGCTATCGCCAAGCTGGAGAAGCGCCTCGCTGATCTCGAGTCCACTGTCGAGGGCATGGACTGATGGCATACGCCGAGCCCAGCGACGTGGTCGCGCGGCTCGGGCGGCCGCTGACCGATGACGAAGAGACCCAGGTCGAGACGTTCCTAGAGGACGCCGAGATCGAGATCCGTTCTCGTATCCCTGACCTGGACGACAAAGCCGAGGACGAGGACTACCTCAAGCGGGTTATCAAGGTCGAGGCCTCCGCGGTCACGCGCCTGATCCGCAACCCCGACGGCTACATCGGTGAGACCGACGGCAACTACTCGTACCAGCTCAACTGGCGGCTGAACACCGGGGCGATCGAGATCACCGACAAAGAGTGGTCTCAGCTCGGGCTCTCCAAGAACGTCGGCGTGCTCAACGTCCGCCCGAAGACTCCGCTGGAGCGCTCGGGTGAATACCCGGCGTTCGGCTCGATCGAGTGGCAGGTGTTCCAGCAGAGCTCTCCGCTGTACTGGGGCTACTGATGAGCGGGCTTCTGGACGACGGGGCTAACTACGAGCCCGTAACGGTGTACCCCGAGGTGACTCGGAAGGACCGGCTGGGCAACACCCTGGTCGGCCCTTCTGCCACCGGCGTCGAGACAGTCGCTCGCTTCCAGATCCAGAACCAGTCGGGCACGGCTTCCCGCCGAGCGGAGATGGACGACATCGGCGACATGACCGAGCAGGTCTACACGATGCGGCTCCCCCGGTCGTTCACGACCGAGTTGAAGTCCGGGTCCGAGGTTGTGTGGCGCGGTGAGCGCTGGGGTGTGTACGGCGACCCTCGTCGTTACAACGGCTCTCGCCGCACCGCCCGCCTCGAATACGTGGTTCGGAGGTTCTGATGCCTTTGTACTACGGGCGATCCGGTCTGAACAAAGTCGTGTCGCACCTGCCCGGTGTGGTCCACGAGATGCGCTCCGAAGCTGACGAGGTCGCTGACCGGGCGAAGGCCAACCTGGCTGCCGCTCGTGCGAGCACTCAGTGGGAGAAGATCCACGGCCCGGACCATCTGACGAAGATCACGCGGACCAACGGCTCGGTGGATGCCTACGTCAACATGGAGGCCCCTAGCCCCGAGTCGATCGAGTACGGCCACTACCCGTCCGGTGTCTTCGACCCGGAGAAGTACGGCCGCGTCACGAAGGCTCCGCAGGGGCTGTACATCCTCACCGGTGCCGCCGGGTTCGGCGGCCAGACCGCTATCTCTACCGGCGCTAAGCGCGGGAAGAGGGGGTAGCGCATGGCTGGCAAGCTTCCGATCGTCGGTGAGGTCGTGCTCCCGATTCTCCGCGGCCACGAGGACCTGTCCAATCCGATCAGCACTGTCCCGTCTCTGGCGGGTGTGCATGTCGGGACGTGGGTCGAGGACATCGACTCCCGCACGTTCCCGCTGATCACCGTCCGTCGCGTAGGCGGTACTCGCAGCCCCGAGCACCCGACGCTGTTCACGCAGCCGGTGGTCGAGATGACCGCTTACTCAGCGGCTGACCTGCCCACTACCGAGCAGATGTACGAGGACGCCCTAGAGGTCTTGTACCGCGCTGCACGTCTCCAAACCAAAACGCCAGCCGGCTATCTGCACTCGGTGACCGAGACCTTGGGCGCGTCCCACGGCCCGTCACCGTTTGACCGGACCTGGCGCGTCTTCGGCCTGATCCGACTCGGCATCCGGCCCCCTAAGAACTAAGGAACCAAATGGCACTGAAAGATGATGCCGTCCTCATTGCCGCGCGGGGGTACGTGTACACCGCTGCGGTCGGCACGGCGGCACCTACCCCTGCTCAGCTCAAGCTGATCGACCTGGAGCACCCCGAGGCGTGGGACCGCACCGGCTGGGAGCTCGTCGGGCACACCTCCGAGGATGATCTGCCCGAGTTCGGCTTCGACGGCGGCGACTCCGAGGTCCGCGGCTCGTGGCAGAAGAAGAAGCTGCGCGAGGTCGAGACCGAAGAGATCGCGGACTACGTGGTCATCAACCTGACCCAGTTCGACGAGTCGGCTCTGGAGCTGTACTTCGGCCCGAACCAGTCGGCTACCCCCGGCATCTTCGGCGTGAAGTCCGGCTCGGTCGTGAACGAGCGTGCGCTGCTGATCGTGATCGTCGACAACGACGTTCGCCTCGGCTTCCACGCCCGTAAGGCTTCGCTGAAGCGCGAGGACGCGATCTCGCTGGCGACCGACGAGTTCGGCGCTCTGCCGGTGCGCGCGACCTTCCTCGACTACCAGTCGTACAACCTGTACGAGTGGATCGAAGAGGACTGGTTCAACGCTGCTGACGATCCGGTCGTGTACCTGCTCGATCTGGGCGGCGCTACCGGTGGTGACTACACCCTGTTGGTCGGCGGCAAGTCCACCGACGACATCGCCTACAACGCCAACGCTTCCGCGATCAAGACCGCGATCGGTGCCGTCGATGACGGTGTCGCCGAGTCTGCGTGGACGGTCACGGCCGACGGCTCGGACTTCGAGATCACGGGTCCGCTGGCTGTTGCGCTGGGCGTTGACAGCACCACGGGCGGCTCCGGCGTAACCGTCGACGTCGTCTGATTCGAACTTGACACGTAACCCGTGTCAAACGGGGAGCCGCCTGCACACCTTGGCGGGCCTTGGGCGGCTCCCCACCTCCCGCTTTACCTAAGCCCGCCACCAAAATCGAAAGGCCTGCCACCTATGACTAACGTTTTCTCCCTCGACACCGCGCGCGAAGAGGCCGACCGCAAGTTCGGCGCTCCGTTCCCTGTCGCGATCGACAAAGACACCACTGTTCACCTGCGCAGCGTGCTGCGCCTCAACAAGTCAGACCGCGAGAAGGTTCAGAAAGCGGTCGAGGTGATCCAGTCGGTGAACGAGAAGAACGAATCCGACCAGGAGTCGGTGACCGAGAAGGACGTCGAGCGGTTCAACGCTGCAATCTTCGAGGTGCTGACCCTCGTCGCCGGTAAAGACTCCAAAGCGCTGCTCGACGCGCTCGACGGTGACTACGCCGTCGCAACCCTGGTGCTGAACGCCTACATGGAGGCGTCTCAGATGGGGGAAGCCTCCAGCTCGGAAGACTGATTGACGAGTACGGCGACGCCGTCCTAGCCGACCTGCGGTCTGAGTACGGGATCAGCCTGAAGGACATCTTCACTGACTCCCTGCTCGGGCCGATCGAGCTTCTGGTCCTGATCAAAGAGCTGCCCCGGGAGGGGCGCTACTGGTCGGAGATCCAGGGCGGGCCACAGTTCCGAGGCTGGGACGACAAGGCCTGGACTACCGCCGCGCTGGTCAACGAGATCCGAGCATTCAGATTCTACTACCTCCTCGCCCAGACACCGAAGAAGAAGCGCAGCGGCATGAGGCCGCCCGAGCCGTTCCCGGTGCCCGAGGTCAAGAAGAGGACCAAGCAGTACAAGCCCGGCTCGTTCGGGCACATAGCGGCCATGCGTATGGCTGCTTCCCGTAATCGCAAGGCCCCATCCACGGGCAAATAAAGGAGGTGGCCTATGGCTGCGGGCAAAGAGGTCGGACGTCTAAGCATCAAGGTCACCCCTGATCTCGACGGTTTCTACCGCGAGGTGAAGCGCGCTGTCGACTGGGCCGAGGGTCAGCGGGCCGAGGTCAAGGTCACCGCAGACACCAGCGCGTTCCGGCGCGAGGTCGCCGCGGCTACCCGCAACCTCCCGGACGCAGAGGTTAAGGTCAAGTACGACCGGTCCCTGATCAGCCAGGTCAACCAGACCCGGAAGTCGTTCTTCAACGCCACGAAGGCCGCTAAAGACTTCGGGGACTCGACCAGCTTCCTGAGCAAGAGCCCGGACATGACGTGGGGAACGGTGTTCCTCGCGATCGGCGCTCTGGCTGCCCCCGCTATCGGCGGTGTGGCCGCGCTGCTGGCAGGGCTACCGTCGCTGTTCGCTGCAGCAGGCGCAGGGGCCACCACCCTGGCGCTCGGCCTGGAGGGGATCAAAGAGGCGGGCGAACTGTCCGGCCTGTTCTCTGTGGACGACCGCGGGGACATGCACTTCGGCGAGGCTCTTCAGGGGCTGCGCGACGGTATCGGTGAGGTGTTCAAGGCGGGGCTGACCCCGCTGTTCCAGCAGTGGATCGGGATGATCCCGCAGCTGCAGTCCGGGTTCGAGGGCATCGCCCAGAGCATGGTGGACATCACCGCCGGGATCACCAACGCCCTGACCTCCACCGGAGGCATGCAGGCTATCCAGGCGATCCTGGAGGGCACCGGACAGCTGTTCCACGGCCTGACCCCGGTCATCGAGAACGCCACCACGTCGTTCCTGAAGCTCTCCGCAGCAGGCGCGGGCGCGTTCGACAAGCTGCTGGCTCCGCTGGAGAAGTACTCCGTTCAGTTCGATGCGATCGTCGATCGCCTGGTGTCGAGCGGGGCGTTCGAGTCCGCGATGCAGGGCCTGTCCACGGTCCTCGACTCTCTACTGACGCAGTTCGGCCGAATCTTCGAGGTCGGCGTAGAGCAGTTCGGGAAGATGGGCGAGCCTATCGCCACGTTCTTCAACGGCATCGGTGACGCGGTCGTCGCGCTCATGCCCGGGCTTACCGCGTTGTCGAACCTGATCCTCGGAACGCTGGGCACCGCGCTGACAGCGTTGGCTCCAGCGATCGAAGCCGCCACCCCGGGGTTCGTGTCTCTGGCGAACACGCTAGGAACGCTGTTCTCGGGGAGCCTGAAGGCTCTCGCCCCGGTGCTGGAGCAGGTCGGCGCGACGCTGAGCACGACGCTGGTTACAGCGATGGAGCAGCTAGCTCCGATTCTCCCGCAGCTCGCGACGTCGTTCGCGCAGCTGACCAACGCTGTGGTGACAGGTCTCGGACCTATCCTCCCGCAGCTTGCCACGTCGTTCGGTGAGCTTGCCGGGCAGTTCCTGCTGCTCACCCCGTCGATCCTGAACTTGCTGACCACCGGCATCATCCCGATGGTCCCGCAGTTCCTGGCGCTGTGGCAGGCGTCTATGCCGCTGACCCAGACGTTCCTGGCGATGGCACCCGCGGTGCTCAGGCTGGCGAACATGTTCCTGCTACTCGTGACCCCGCTGGTCGGGATCGCCAGCAAGCTAGCCGCCGCTGGTGCAGCCTTCGTACTGTTCATGGCTGACATCCAGAACAGCGCGGCCCGCGGCTGGGCGACGGTTCAGGCCGTCTTCCAGACAGGCGTCGCCGCGATCTCCGGCCTACTGTCTTCTCTGAGCGGCACCCTCTCGGGGATCTGGGACGGCGTGACTACTGCGGCGTCGGCCGCGTGGAACACCGTCGTCTCCACCGTGCAGAGCGCCTGGACCCAGGTTGTCGCCGCGGTGACCGCTGGTGTGGACCAGGCTGCGTCGTACGTCGCCACGCTCCCCGGCAAGATCGCCTCGGCTCTGGCAGGCCTCGCCGCCATCGGCGCGCAGGCAGGCCGGGATCTGGTACAAGGCATCATCAACGGCATCTCCGGCATGGTCGGGGCTGCGGTCGCCAAGGCCCGGGAGCTCGCCAGCTCCGTCGCCGGTGCGGTTAAAGGCTTCCTCGGGATTCACTCCCCGTCGAGGCTGATGGACGAATACGGCCGGTACACCGGCCAGGGCTTCATCAACGGCCTGGGATCTACGCAAGGTGAGCTGGTCGGCACTGCCCGCGAGGTGATGCAAGCGGTCGCGGAGGTGTTCGGAGACTCCAAGAACGTCACGATCAACTTCAACTTCGGTGAGGCTCAGAAGCAGCTCTCCGGGCTGCAGACGACGCTTCAGGACACCGCGACAGCCTCCACGGCTCTGACGAGCGAGCTGACAGCCCCCACGGCCGACCTGACCTCCGGGTCTTCGCTGCTGAGCGGGGACGTCAAGAACCAGCTCGACGAGCTCAAGTTGGCGTACGACCAGCTAGAGCTGCAGCGCAAGCAGCTGAAGGTCGACAAGAACGCCGCCGGGACCAAAGAAGAGAAGAAGGCGATCCAAGACCAGATCGACCAGATCCAAGCACAGAAGGATCAGATCGCGCTGGAGAAGGACAAGCTCAAGCTGCAGCAGCAGCAGACCGGGCAGATGGGTGAGCAGAAGACGCTGGCCCAGTTCCTCGGTGAGCAGATCGCGTCGTCGTGGCAGCAGGGTACCGACGCTGTCGCCGGGTTCGCCCGCGCGAACCTCGACCAGGCGATGGGCGACCTCGGCATCGGCGGGGGCGCGCTCACCAACGGCCTGAACGCCGCGCTCGACTGGGGCACCCAGGCGGTCGGAAACATCATGAACATCCAGGTCAACTCGGTTGACGACGCTATCGCGGTGAAGAACAACGAAGTGAATAAGCAAGCGCTCACTTACACACGCCGCTAACTTGAAACGTAACGAGGAGTTACATGGCTTCCAGACTGCTGGACCCCGATACCCTCGTCGAACTAGAAGGTGTCAACGGTGAGTGGTTCGACCTCACCAACGGCACCGAGGGGATCTACCTCGCTACCGAGGTGACGGGTCTGCTCGACCCTCCGGTGAAGGCGACGTACGAGGAGCCGGGGAACTTCCCCGGCGCTCGGTACCTGAACCACCGAGTCCTCCGACGCGACCTGGTGTTCGGCGTCGAGATCCTCAACGACGAGAACGACGAGACCTGGCTGCGCCGGGATTCGGCGTGGCGCAAAGCGTGGTCGTTCAAGCGCGACGCGAAGCTCCACATCACCACCGGAGAGTCCGGGCACCGCTACCTGAAGGTGCGGCTGTTCGAGTCCCCGACGACTGACATGGTCACCGACCCGCGCGGTCGGGAGGTCAACATCACGAAGATGGTCGTCGTCGCGGGCGATCCGTTCTGGTACGAGGACGACGTCGTCTACCCGATCGAGGTCCAAGAGGACACGACGTTCGACCCGAACCCGTTGCCGTGGCCGTGGCCGCAGCCGGATCTTCCGGTCGAGGACATCGAGATCACGGTCCCGAACGCGAACCCGACGGATAACATCATCTGGCCGAAGTGGACGCTGCCCGGGTCGTCGGAGAAGCCTGCCGAACCGTACATCCCCGGTCTGCCGTGGCTCGGCGCTCCGAAGTCCCCGGCCACGCTGTGGACGGTCCCGGATTACAAGCTCGATCTCGACGAGGACGAGGACCCGTCGCTCGGAACCCGGCGTATCCGGATGCCCGGGCAGATCGGCGGTCTGCGCGTCGAGGAAGTCCAGCAGATCTACATCGACGGCCGCCCGACCGGCGGCACGTTCAAGATCGGGTACGGCGATGAGTGGACCGAGCCGATCGCTTACAACGCGACCCCGAACGAGGTCCGCGCTGCGCTGATCGCGCTGGCGGGTATCTCCGCCAACGACGTCGAGGTGTCTCTCGGCGGGGCGACGAACGAGGTCCAGACGGTTCGCCTCAAAGGCGGTGCTCTGGGCGGCACGTTCACGCTGTCGCTGGGCTCGGAGACCACGGTCGGTATCCCGTTCAACGCCTCCGACGCCGACCTTCAGGGCGCGTTGGTGGGTCTGGATTCGATCGGCTCCGCTGACGTCAAGGTGAAGTCGACGAAGGTCAACGAGGTCCAGGTGGTCGAGCTGGTCGGGGAACCGACCTCGGGTTCGTTCACGCTGACGCTCGACGGGCAGACCACGGCTCCGATCGCGTACAACGCGACGCCGGCTACGGTGGCGGCCCGGATCGCGGACCTGCCGAACATCGACGGTAACTACGTCAAGGTCGAGGGTCTGAACGAGTGGTTCTACTCGCCGTACCGCATCACGTTCGGCGAAGCCCAGAGTCAGGGCGTCATCACCGACATCATCTCGGGGATCATCGATTTCATCGGCGGCTTGTTCGGCGGTAACGCCTCGGGCAAAGGCGTCGGCGGCATCGACATCGACGAGATGACAGGTGACGTCGGCACGCTCTCGGGCGGTGCTGGGCTCGATGTCCAGGTGACCACCGAGCAGGACGGCGACCGGCTGTACGTCGTGTCGTTCCAACGCGCTGCTGGCGGTCTGAACCTGCCGCAGCTGGTGGGTAACGCCTCTGGTCTGGAGGGCGATGACCTCTCGATCGAGACCGCTACCAACGTCGACGGCGGCCGCCCGTACGTCGTCCGGTTCACCGACGACCTGCAAGGCGTGGACGTCCCGACTATGACGGTCGATACGGACGGTCTGACCGGCGGGTACGAGGTCGGCAGCCGCGTGGTGGTTCTCCGCGAGGGCTACACGTACCCGGCTGAGAACGTCGTCGTCGACTCCGACCCTCGCGAGGAGCAGGTGTCTTCGGAGTCTGGTTCCCCGATCTGGGAGCGGATGAACTCTGTCCGGTTCCTGCACTACATCCCGCCGTACACCGGCGAGGTCACGTTCAAGTTGTCCGTGTCCGGGGCTGTCCCCGGGCAGATTGCCACGCTGCGCCTTCCGCGCGCCTGGTCCCGTCCGTGGGGCCTAGAATAGTCTGAAAGGCCAGGTCAGATGGGTTTTACCCTCCGCCTGTTCGGTATCCCGGTCCTGAGCCTGGAGATCACCGGCGACGGCTCTGCCGAAGAGTACATCAGCCTCACGGGTGGCTCGTTCGAGCTGGCTCCCGAGGAGCCCGAGTACGACGAAGAGTACTACGAGGAAGACCGTAGCGGGTTCGGCTTCGGGGTGAGCTGATGCCAGCTCCCGCCGCAGACATGACAACCCTGGCGGGTCACCAGCAGCTCTGGGACACCGTCATGAAGCGCCGCCAGAAGCGGGAAGACGAGCGGATCGCACCGCCGTTGATCCGCCTCTGGGACGGCGACTACAAGCTCCGCGGCCAGCTCGTCGGGGAGCGCAGCCACAAGTTCGAGTTCATCGAGAACGAGACCGGCACCGCGTCGATCACGATCTCGCTGGACCACTACCTGGCGAAGTGGATCGCGTCCCACAAAGGCCGCGCCCGCCGCAACGTCCACGTCTCGTTCGACAAGCAGGGTGCCCGGTGGACGGGCCGCATGGATCACTACGACATCGTCCGGACCAAAGAGGGCGACGTCTACATGGAGGTCGTGTTCAAGCACGACTACGAAGAGCTCAAGCACATCTACGTCTGGGCGAACCCGTTCCTGCGGCCCGAGTTCCAGTTCCCGAAGCTGTGGGTGATGTTCGGCCCCGCGAAGTGGGCGCTGCTGCTGACGCTGTTCGTCAACATCCTCCGCCTGGAGACCTCGCTGTGGACGCTGCCCGACAACCCGTTGGACATCTCCGAGTGGTTCCCGTTCTCGCTGAACCCCGGTAACTGGCGCAACATCGTCAAGCCGTTCCCGTTCCTCGCGGACAACTCTCCGCTGACGATCGTGTTCTCCCGGTTCAAGTCGTTCCACGACACCGCGAAGAACGTCCTGGCCGACTCGCAGCTCACTATCGTGTGCCGCCGGTACTTCCACGGCGAGGACCCGCACCCGTTCGCGGAGCTGTCCGGTGAGCTGGGGCTGCCGCTGATCGAGGGTATCGCCTCGCTGATCCCGCTGCGCCACGGCTGCCTGGTCTGGGACATCGTCGACAACTCCGGTTGGGGTTCGGAGACAGCGTTTGGAGGGTCGCTGCTGACCGGTCTGGTCCGCGCGGTGATGAACATCGCGTCGGACGGCATGACCGAGGGCATCGACATCTACACCGGGCTGCCGACCTACCCGGGCGAGTACTACACCCCGGGGTTCCTCGGGACGTACCCGAAGGCTCCGCACGTGGTGTTCATGGAGTCCCCGTACACCGGCATCGAGTCCTCGAAGTTCACGTACACCGAAGCTACGGACACGTCGTTCGTGCTCGGCGGGCAGTCGATGCCCGGGGTGAACGAGGCCATCTCGGCCGGCATCAACATGGGCGGCGACTTCCTGACGTCGCTGATCAACTCCCAGCTAGCCACGCTCGGCGCGTTCGGTGGCGCGATCGACCTCCCGCCGCTCGGCGGCATCATGGACGCGGTCGCCCGTCCGCTGTACGAGAACGTGATCCTCGCGTTCATGGAGATTCCCACGCTCCGCGCAGCAGGCCTGAGTCTGCCGATCGCTGGGCTGGAGGACATCGTCACCGGGCTCGGGGACTTCCACTACAACGAGGGTTGGGTCGACGGCGCCGACAAGGCGTTCACGATCTCCGCGATCATGGCGGCCCGCGCTAAGCAGTGGGCCACCCGGGCGAAGCACTCGCACGAGATCCAGGTGTCCGACGCTGCCCCGTACATCATCGGTGAGCGGGGTCACGGGCATTTCTGGCTCGGTGACCGGGTCGGTACCACGGTCCTCGGCTACCCCGATCCGTACACGATCTTCGTGGAGCGGGTCACCAAGCTCACCTACGAGTGGACGTCCGACGGCCCGAAGGGCTGGACCATCACGATCGGTTACAAAGAGCCCGAGGACCCGATCCTCAAGGCGTTCGAACTGATCCAGTACATCAACTCCAACCTCGGACAGCTCGGCATTCTGTAGCAGCCGAGCTTGATACGTAACGAAGAGAGCCCGCCACATGCACAAACCCTTGACCCAAGAACACGCCGACCCGGACAAGCCGGAGGAAGCCCTCGCCTGGGCTTTCTGGGGACTCCCCCACCCGTCCGGAGGTCACTCGCTGTCTAACCCGGTGATGGCCAAGTACTGGTCGAAGCACTTCACGGAGCTCGGGATTGTGCATGTGGACTCTCTGCGCCGGCTCGCTGACGAGAACGGCAACATCCACGTCAGCAAGCTGCCTCAGCAGACCAAGAAGTTCCAGGCTCCCGCCCGCGGGCCGCGGAGCCACTACAACCCCGCTGCGCAGTGGGTTCCCTCGGATACCCCGGAGCCTCCGAAGTTCCGTGTCCAAGATCCTCGGACGCTCACCCAGCAAGAGCAGCAAGCCCAGCTCGACATCTACAAGCAAATGGGCCTGATTCCTACCGCACCACTGCCGCAGCATCAGGCTGCGGTCGAATGAGAGGCCCGCTTATGCCAGACCTGGAAGACACCCAGCCGTTGCACGTGTCTGACCTGCCTACCGAAGAGATGGACCTCGCCGAGCTGGACACAGGCGGCTTCGAGATCCCGCACCTGGGCTGGGACTTGGACAAAGACGGTGACATCGAAGGCATCGAGGAGTACGTCCCCGAGCCTGCGGTGCTGCGCGGCGCTGTGGCCGCGGGCCTGGGATTCGCCGGGTTCGTCCTCGGTAAGACGTTCGACGTCTCGTGGATCGATCAGGCGGTCGCTATCTACGCGGTGGCTGCACCGTTCGTCCTCGGATTCGTGATCCGCCGCCACGTCACCCCTACGAAACGGTGACCGAGGTCCTGGATTGGTTGGCGGTGGCTAGCGGTCCTGCGGGCATCGCGATCGGTATCTACGGCGAGAAGTGGCGCTCCCGGCGACGGGAGCCTGCCGAGATCGAGAAGACCGAGGCGGAGGCCTCGCAGATCTTCGTCGAGACCGCGGTGACTCTGATCGCCCCGCTCAAAGCGGAGATCGCGGACCTGACCGTGCGCGTCAACCAGCTCGAAGAAGAGAACTACACGACCAAGACCCGGCTGCAGCTGTCGATCGATTACATCCGCGTCCTGCAGTCGTGGATCAGCAAGCACATCCCGGGACGGAAGCCTCCGGCTCCCCCGGCCGAACTGCTGCTCTGAACTTGATATGTAACGGAGGTCTTAGTGGCTGACGACCAGTGGGTACCTGACGTTCCAGACGGCGCGTTCGTCATCGGCGGCGGCGACTACCGCTACGGCCAGGACATGACCGAGGACATCGCCCGGTCGCTGTTCCAGGTCCCGGACTTCAACCCGGCCAACGCGCTGCTGGTGCTGCCGCAGCTGCTGCTGCGCCTGCCGCTGGAAGCGCTGCAGAAGTTCAAAGACTTCATCCCGAACGTGCTGGAAGGCGCATTCAACACCGTAGCCGGCGCGGTCGACGCCATCATGGGCGCGATCCGCGAGACCCCGCGCGTGCTGGAGCAGATCCTCTCGTACCTGCCGCAAGAGCTGCGCGACGAACTAGAGCACGCCGCGGCCCGTATCGGCGCGGTGATCGACGCTATCGTCCAGGCGCTCACCGGCACCCTGAACATCGGCCACACGATCGAAGACCTGATCTTCTCGCTGACCAACATCCGACCCGGTGCGGTCGGAGGTGTGCTCGGTGGCGGGTCGATCGAAGAGACCATCAAGCGCATCGTCGATGCGATCGTCTCGGGCATCGTCGGTGTCACCGGCATCGGTGCGGGGATCTCGGATCTCCAGTCGCTGATCGAGCAGATCTCCTCGGCGGCTGCCCGCGGCGGGTTCGCCTGGGACATCCTCGGTATCCAGAACAACAAGAAGCCGAAGTCCGGGCTGTACAAGTCCGAGCGCGGCAACTTCGACCTGGACACCCTGAACTCCACGGTCTCGGTCGTCCCCGGGACCTCGATCATCGCGTTCGATGTCATCGAGCAGTCGATGCCTATCGGCCTGATCACCTGGATCGGCTGGGGCACCTCGGGCATCACCGAGTTTTACATCAACGTCTACCGCTGCGTCGACGACCGCTCCGCCCCGGAGCTGGGCGAGCTGATCCACCAGTCCGAGAACATCGCGGGTCTGCTGGCGGGCTCCGCGTCCCCCGGCGCGAACATGGCTTACGAACTCACTACCCCGATCGCGGCTGTAGCCGGCGACCTGCTGGCGTACGAGTTCATCGCCGTCGGCGGCACGCACACGATGCGCGGCCGGGACTTCAACCTCCCGGACAACGACGGCGCTCCGATCGGCAACGTCGGGGCCACCCGATCGCTGTCGACGCCTTCTCTTCCCCCGGCCACGCTGGACAAAGCCGACGTCACCTGGACCGACAACGTCCCCCGCGTCGGTATCGCGGTGGACACCGGCACCGGCTCGGATCACCACGACCCGCAGGTCGAGTTCTTCGAGAAGCCTGTAGCTATCCCGGTCCCGGCGTGGTGCGACCGCATCGACGCGATCGTCACCGGTAAGGGCGGCGAGGGTGCCGACGGGTTCCTCGGGTTCTACGGCAACCCCGGTCAGCCTGGCTCGGTCAACACCGTGACCTGGACCCGTGGTGAGCACTTCTCCGGCACCACCACGATCTTGGAGTGGGACGGCGCTGAGCTGTCGATCCCCGGGTTCGAGGTGTCCGCTGCCAACGGCTCTAACGGCTCCGGTCAGCGCCCTGTGGCGCTCGGCAAGCCGGTCGGTAAAGGCATCGAGGAAGTCGAATACAACGGCCTGAAGCTGGCCGCTGGCGGTGATCAGCACGCGTACGGCGGCGCTGGCACCAAGCCTGGCGGCGGCGGTAACGGCGGTCACTGGCTCGGTATCTACACCCAAGGTGGTCCCGGTGGACCCGCGTGCGCGGCTGTCCAGTTCCGCAAGGGCGCTCTGCCCGGTGAGGTCGTGGGCGACGGCGAAGGCGACGTTACGCCTCCGAACGTCTCTGCGCTGCACGTCGACGTGTCTGCGACGTCCACCTCGATCACTATCACACCCTCGGGAGCTGTCGACGATGCCTAGCGGACTTCGCGGTTACAACGTCTACCGCAACGGCGTTCGACAGAACACATCCCCTGTTACGGAGCTCGGGTCGGTGACTATCACCGGCCTGACTCCGGATACCGACTACTCCGAGCAGATCACGATCACCGCTATCGACATGGCGGGTAACGAGTCGGAGCCCAAGACGCTGGCTGAGCTGGAGGCGGAAGCTGTCACCGACGCTTTGTCTCCGGCTGACCCGCTGGACCCGGTGGTCCGGGCGCAGATCGATGCGCTGGTAGCGGCGAAGATCAAACCGACGTCGGGCAAGGTCGCTGACGGCGCGATCATCGGGGTCGAGACCCCGACCGGGTCGTACTACAAAGCGTACGGCGGGGACCGCACCTCGAACACTCCGCTGACGCTGGAGAAGAACTTCCGCTACGGCTCGTGCTCGAAGATGTTCACTCACACCCTGATCCTCAAAGCGATCGACGACGGGCTGCTGCACTGGGACGACACGATCAGCGAGTTCGTCACCGGCGTCCCGAACGGTGACCAGATCACGATCCGGCAGCTGCTGCTGTTCCAGGACGGGCTCAAAGACTGGATGACAGACCCCGCGGTCCAGCAGACATACTTCCTCAGCCCGACCAACTCGTTCGACCCGCTGAACTACATCCGTAACTCGGTGGTGAACTTCGCGCCGGGTCAGGGCTCGTCGTACTCGAACGCAGCCTCGTGGCTGCTGGGCAAGGTCCTGGAGTCCGTCTACAACGACGGCCGGACGGTCGATCAGATCGTCGTGCAAGAGTGGCAGTCCGAGGTCGATATGCCGTCGCTGCACTGGCCGACGACGAACTACATGAACCCGCCGTATGTCCGGGGCTGGACCCCGAACCTGGCGCTGCCGCAGATCCAAGCGATCCTCGGGCCGTTCGCGTTCCTCGCGGCGTTCCTCGGCTACCCGACGTCCAAGGACCTGGAGTTCACCGCGGTCTCGACCTCGTGGTCGGGGGCTGCCGGTTCTCTCGCCGGGAACATAGAGGACTTCGTTCGGTTCGGTAAAGCGCTGTACGACGGGACGTTTTTGTCCGAGGAGATGCAGCAGCTCCGCAAAGAGATCTTCACGACGTACGTCGAGTACGAGCCTGCGGGACCCCATCAGGGTCCGGGCTGGATGGGGTTCGGTCTGAACTCGATCTGCTGGGGAGCGTGGCAGGGTTGGGTCGGCAACCTCGGCGGCTACATCGCGGTCATCTTCTACAACTCCGAAGACGGATCGGTCATCGCGGTGACTCTGAACAACTTCTCGGCCCACGCCGATGCGGTCGATCTGTTCTACCAGATCGCTTACCTGCTGAACCCCGAGTCCACCGGTCACCGGGACTGGATCTTCCGTCCTGATCCTGCTGAGGACGAGGACGAGGTCCGCGACCCGACGCTGTACCTGACGGTCGAGTCCACCGGAGACAACCAGATCCCGGCTGACGTGCCGTTCGAGATCTAAGGAGACAAGAGATTTCTGCTCGTTACAACAGCTGCCGCGCTGCGGCAGCCAGAGGCGATATCGACTGGCTGAACGACGACATCCGGGTGTTGATGATCGACGCCGACGACTACACCGTGAACCTGACGTCGCACACGACGTTAGCGAACATCCCGTCCGGGGCGATCATCGCTGTCTCGGAGAGCCTGACCGGTAAGTCGGTGACTTCCGCCGGCTGGGCGAAGGCTGACCCGACGGTGTTCCCCGAAGTTACGGGTGACACGGGCGAGGCGGTCATCGTCTACAAGCACACCGGTACCGCGTCTACGTCGACGCTGCTGTCGTATCACGACTCCCCTACTTACCAATTCGTCATCCCGAACGGGTCGGACATCCGTGTGATCTGGCCGACCGACGGGTTTATCCGCTTCTAAGGAGCACGCATGGCACTTCCCGAGAACTGGGTAGACGGTGTTGGTCAGCAGGTTGACGCGGCGTTTCTGAACCAGCTGGGTTCGGAGCACAACGCGATGCAAGACGCGCTCGACGGTAAGTCGATCCTGGTGATCACCCAGCAGGACTACGACGAGCTGGGGTCTCCGGACCCTGACACGATCTACGTGGTCGTCGAATGAGTCTGAAGGTCGGTGGCCTCGACGTTGTCGGTGTGTTCGTCGGGGATGCTGCGGCGAAGGTCTACGTCGGCGCGATGAGGATCTGGCCTCCGGTTCCGGACTTCACCCCGTTCAGCATTTCCAGCGAAGACCCTGGCTACGAGGATCTGATCGACGAGCAGGTGCCCGAGGGCGCATCCGGTTGCTGGGTCACCCTCGGCGGTGCGGGCGGCGGCGGCGGCTCCGGCCGCAGAGCCAACTCCGGCTACCGCTACGGCGGCGGCGGTGGTGGTGGCGGTGGCTACATCGACCGCGTCTGGATTCCACGCGCGTCTCTCGGCTCGACGTTTACCCTCATCCGGGGCCTCGGCGGTGCCGGTGGAGCGCGGGCGGCGGGATCGTCCAACGGCAATAACGGCGCCCCCGGCGGCTCGACTGTGTTCTCGTCCGGCAGCGTTTCCCTGACGGCTAGCGGAGGGGCAGCAGGCGTGAAGGGCACTAGCTCGTCGGCCAGCGGAAGCGGCGGGGCCGGCGGTACAACCAGCATCTCCGGCGTATCCGCAACAGGCTATACAGGCGGCAAAGGCGGCAACGGCGGCTCCAGCCCCTCTAGCGGACAAAGCCGGACGAACGGTTCAGGCGCTGGCGGCGGCGGCGGGGGCGGCGTGCGTTCCAATGACAACAGCTTCAGCGGCGGCAGCAACGGAACCAGCTCCGGCCCCGCGGGGAACGGCGGCAGGGGGACTGACGGAGCCGTAAACACGGGCGGATCAAACGCAGGTGGCGGCGGTGACGGCTACGTCCTGATCGAGTGGGAATGATTCGCGCTTGACACGTAACCCGGTTACGAGTAAAGTCGCCTGCAAGAGAACGACCGGCGGGGCTAAGGCCTGAGAAACCAACCCCGTCGGCCGCACACCCACCATCAGGAAGGCACTGTTATGTTACGCACTATCGCTGCCGCGGGCATCCTCGCGGCTGGTCTCGGGCTCGGTATCGCACCGATCGCCCAGGCTGCTCCGGCTCACTGCTCGAACCACGGCTTCGGTCACGGTCAGATCTACAAGCACGCCTGCGCTACCGGCTCCGGCGGAGCCAGCGCTGACTGGACCTACGCCAAGCACGCCGACGGCTCGTACAAGATGGACGGCACCAAGCACGTCTACAAGTGCCAGCGCCACTGCGGCGGCGGCCGCGGCAAGGTCGAGACCACCGATCCGTGGTGATCTAACCCCGCATACCAAGAAACCCCCTACCCGGCCCGCGAAGGCTAGGTAGGGGGCTTTTTGTGTTTCAGTGGGTGTGGCCGTGATGACCTGTGTCTTCGTGGTTTGTCTGGTCAACCACCGCGGTCTCAGTGGTGTACGGTACAAACCCATGAGAGCCCTCGTCGTGATCCGCTTGTCCCGCGTCACCGATGCTACGACTTCACCCGAGCGTCAGCTGGAGTCTTGCCAGCAGCTCTGCGCCCAGCGCGGCTGGGACGTCGTCGGGGTAGCGGAGGATCTGGACGTCTCCGGAGCGGTCGATCCGTTCGACCGGAAGCGCAGACCGAACCTGGCCCGGTGGCTAGCGTTCGAGGAGCAACCGTTCGACGTGATCGTGGCGTACCGGGTAGACCGGCTGACCCGATCGATCCGGCATCTGCAGCAGCTGGTCCACTGGGCCGAGGACCATAAGAAGCTGGTCGTCTCCGCGACCGAAGCGCACTTCGACACGACGACGCCGTTCGCGGCGGTCGTCATCGCGCTTATGGGAACGGTGGCGCAGATGGAATTAGAAGCGATCAAAGAGCGGAACCGTTCGGCTGCGCATTTCAATATCCGCGCCGGGAAATACCGAGGCTCCCTGCCGCCGTGGGGGTACCTGCCTACGCGCGTGGACGGGGAGTGGCGGCTGGTGCCGGACCCGGTGCAGCGAGAGCGCGTCCTCGAGGTGTATCACCGCGTCGTCGACAACCACGAGCCGCTGCACCTGGTGGCCCACGACCTGAACCAGCGCGGCGTCCTGTCACCGAAGGACTACTTCGCGAAGCTGCAAGGCCGCGAGCCGCAGGGCCGGGAGTGGTCGGCTACCGCGCTGAAGCGCTCGCTGATCTCCGAGGCGATGCTCGGGTACGCGACTCTGAACGGTAAGACCGTCCGAGACGACGACGGAGCCCCGCTGGTGCGGTCTGAGCCGATCCTGACGCGAGAGCAGCTGGAGGCGCTGCGCGCCGAGCTCGTGAAGACCGACCGGACCAAGCCCGCGGTGTCTACCCCGTCGCTGCTGCTGCGGGTGTTGTTCTGCTCGGTGTGCGGGGAGCCCGCGTACAAGTTCACCGGGGGCGGTAGGAAGAACGCTCGCTACCGCTGCCGGTCGTGGGGCTGGGCGCAGCGGTGCGGCAACGGTACGGTCGCGATGGCGGAGTGGGACGCGTTCTGCGAGGAGCAGGTGCTGGATCTGCTCGGGGACGCGGAGCGTCTGGAGAAAGTCTGGGTAGCCGGCTCGGACTCGGCGGTCGAACTCGCGGAGGTGAACGCGGAGCTGGTGGATCTGACGTCGCTGATCGGCTCCCCGGCGTACCGGGCCGGGTCTCCGCAGCGCGAAGCACTGGATGCTCGTATTGCGGCGCTGGCCGCGCGGCAAGAGGAGCTGGAAGGGCTAGAGGCTCGCCCGTCGGGCTGGGAGTGGCGAGAGACCGGGCAGCGGTTCGGGGACTGGTGGCGGGAGCAGGACACCGCGGCAAAGAACACCTGGCTCCGGTCGATGAACGTTCGGCTGACGTTCGACGTCCGCGGCGGGCTGACTCGCACGATCGACTTCGGGGATCTGCAGGAGTATGAGCAGCATCTGAGGCTGGGCGCGGCTCTATACCTCGTAAACGCAGAAAAGCCCCCTACGGGCCGCTAGGGCTCGCAGAGGGCTTCTCCGGTAGTCTCTATTCAGTTGTACTGCTGAGTCCGTCAGCGTGGGCGCTAGAGGGGTTTATGGGGCCTCGTGGACCCGCACGTACGGCTGCAGAGGCTTGTCACGGTAGGCGTGGTAGCGCTCTTTCTCGTCGGAGATCGACTTGAGAAGCTCGCTGTCGATATGCTCCCGCACGACCTTCATCTGCGGATCGTTCTGGTACTCCTCGACCAGCTGCTTGCTGACCGGGGCGACCGGGTTGATCATCGCTTCGATCTGACGACGCTCCTCGGGAGTGATCTTGGAGGTAGCCTCCTTGAGGATGTCCCGCTTCGGGCGGGTCTGCGTCGAGATGATCTTCAGCAGATCCACCGCCTCGGTAAGGCGGTCGGCGATCACGGCCAGTTGCTCGACGGTGATGTCTTTCTTCTTCTTCTTGCTCATTCGATCACCTCGGTGAACGGGCCAAACGTGGAGTTGAAATCTGCGCCGATCTTCCCGTGGTACAAATCCGTCCACCAATGCGAAGTCCACCAGAGCGCGTAGTTCTCGCCCCACCAGAAGACGTCTCCCTCCCGGTCGCGAACCTTCACGCCCAGCGGGACAGCATGGATGCTGTCCCACACCCGGGCCTGGGCCTTCTCCTCGACGTCCCGCACCTGGACGAGCGTGACGCCGGATAGGATCTCGGCAGCCACCTGCTCGGCGTCATCGGAGTAGACCGGGGCCCAGTCGGAGATGACGTCGACGATCTTTTGCCGCACCTCCTCGGGGGTGAGGATCATAGGGATTACTTTGACGGTGATGTATTTCTTCTTCTTCTTGCTCATGGTCTCCTCGTTTGCCTGATGAAGTCGGCCCGTGCCGACTCGTAGTCCGGGTGGAACGTGATGACGCCGTAGAACGATCCGACCGACGGGAACACGATCCACTCCTGGGTGTGCGGGCTCTTGCGGATCAGCCACTTCCTGGCGTCGTTACCCCAGAGCTCTCTCACCGGAACCACCCCCGCACGATCTGGATCAGGTGCTCCAGCCGAACCTCGTGGTCGAGCATCCGGATCAGCACCAGTTCACGCACCCGCTTCATTCCGCGGTCCTGAAGCTGGTAGCTACACGCGGGTAGATGCGCTGCACCCATCCCGATGGGAGGCTGTCGTCCCGGCGGAAGAAGCCCTTCCGGTTCACCGACCAGTAGACCGTCCCGCCGGGTAGCTCCTGGCTGAATCGGACGTCCGGCAGCCGGTGGCGTCCCGATACGGATTCCCGCACGTGGGTCAGGCCCAGCCGCCGAGCGAGGTGCCCCTGAACCCAGAGATGCGCAAACTGTTCGGGATCTGCGGTGAACCCCCCGACGTACTCGTGCTTGCTCATTCCACCCCCTCGTAACGGTCCAACTCGCTCTTGAGCCCTTGGATCTCCAGCTCCAGGTCGAAGACCCGGCCCATCAGGTTGTCGCGCTCCAGCTCCAGCCGAGCCGCGTCGTCGATCGCCTCCATCGACCTACGCACCATGTCCGCGATAGCGCCGTGGATCGATGCGACGAAGTCGGCGTCAGCCTCGTTGGCGAATGATCCGAGCCACTTACGGGACTCGTCCTGACCGACCGCCAGCACCTGGTACTGCAGGTGCTCGTCGAGGTCTTCCTCGACCACCCAGAAGCGGTCCTCGGCACCGGTGGTCTGCGAGAACACCTGATAAATTTTGTCCAGAAAGTCCTGAAATTCCACGTTGTTCCCTCCGTTACGAATCAAGCTGGGATCCGCAGAAATGGATCTGCGGACGGTTGCTCGTCTTTCTTCAGATATGCCGCGCCCCAGGATCGGCCCCCGACCTCCGGGTCGGTGTTGATCAGCACGCCTCGGAACGTCTGCTCCATGATCCGGCCGATCTCCTTAGCCGTGCCCTCAGCCTCGGCCTCGGGCACCGACGCCAAAACCTCGTCATGGATCACCAGACGGATCAGCGGGGTCATCCCCGCCTCGTGCAGCCGCAGCACAGCGCTGGCCGTTACGTCACGTGACGTGGACTGCACCATGTAGTTCAGCGCCGCGTATCCCCGGTCAGGGTCGACGGGCAGCCGACGACCGGTAGGGGTGATGACGTACCCGAGGTTCGCCGCCTCCCGTTGCAGGCTCTTGGACAGATCGGTAACCCCGGGGTAGGTGGCCGCGAAGATGTCGAGCACCTTCTTCGCCTCCGGGAACGTGATGCCCGCGTTGGTCGCGAGCTTCCCCGCACCCCCGCCATACACGGTTAGGAAATTGGCCATCTTGCCGACCTTGCGATCCATGCCCGCGGCGTCCGCGGTCACCTGATGCAGATCCGCCTCCTCCTCGAACGCGCGGATCATCGTCCGGTCGTTGGCGAGCGCCGCCAGGACGCGAAGCTCCTGCGCCTGGTAGTCGACCGAGACCATCAGCTGCCCGGGGTCCGCTAGGAAGCAGCGCCGCACCATCCAGTCGTTGGCCGGAAGGTTCTGCGCCGAAGGCGATGTGGTCGACATCCGCGCAGTCCGGGCCTGCAGCGGGTTGATCCCCGGATGGACCCGGTCGTTGGCGTCCCGTCGCTCGATGAAGTTGCGGACCCAGGTCTTCTCCCAGGAACCCCACTTCTTCGCCTCGATCGCCGCCTTCGCCAGCGCGTTGCCCTCCTCAGCCAGAGCTTCCAGCAGCTCGGCGTTCACCTGACGCTTACCCGTGGCTGTACGGCCTTTGATCTTCACGCCTGTGCGCTCCAGGCCGTCGGCCAGCTTCTCGGTGGAGTTCACCGAGTCGACCCCGTACGCGTACCGAGCCACCGCGGTGTAGTGCTCGGACTTCCGCAGCATGTCCGCTGACAGCTTCTCGGAGTAGTCGACGTCCAGCAGGAACCCGGTGCGTTCGACGTACGACATCACCTCAGCGAGTTTGTGCTCGTACGGGATTAGTTTGTGCGACGACTCCGGGACCAGCGGGGCTACCTTGCCCAGCAGCCTCGACACCAGGATCGTGTCCATGCCGGCGTACAGCTCATAGTCCGGGTCGTCCAGGTCGACCAGAGCCCAGATCTTGTCTTTGGTAGTCTTGTGCTTCTTGGCCAGGCGAGCCATCGAGGCTTTGACCTCTTCGGCGGTCACCGGGTCGATGTAGAACTTCGTCAGCTCTTCCAGCTTGTGGCCGGTCCCACCTTCTTTGTAGGCCCGAGGGTCTACCAGGTGCGAGTAGATCTTGGTGTCCTCGACCTTCGGCCACATCTGCTCCATCGGCACACCGAGCGTCCGCTCGATCACCTGGAGATCGAACGCGGCGTTATGGATGACGAAGCGCTGGACCTTCTGGAGAGCGGTGACGGCGGCTCCTACGAACACGCCGCCCCGCTCCACCGGCAGGACCCACGCCTCCCACGGGTTACCGAACTGGATCAGCCGGATACCGAAGTCCGGCTTGTAGATCCCCAGATCCGTGGTCTCGGTATCGAGTCCGAGAATCCGGAGGTTGGAGCGGATGAAGCTCTCGAACCCGTCGAGATCATCCTCGTGCTCTACGACGTTGACCAGAACTGTCTCGTCCTTGATCTGGTAGCGGTGCTGCTTCACCCGCCCCTCCCTTCGTTAGTGGTTACGCATCAAGTCGTGGTCAGTAAAAATAAGGCACACCGTCCACGATGATTACGCCGTTCGGACCGCCGTCGGAGTCGCCCTCGCAGGCTGTCAGGGCGACCACTCCCAGAGCCAGGAGCGCGGCTGCAACTAACTTCTTCACAGACCCAGCTCCCGTCGGATCTGCCCCTCCGGGGTTTCTTCCTTGACCATCACCCGGCCGTAGTAGGCGATGTTGTTCTTGATCGGGAAGATTCGGTACTCCCCCTCCCCGAAGTCGACTGCCAGTTCGTCACCGCTGATGTTGTGCTCGCAGTCGTCCGGGAACGTCCAGAACAACCCGTTCTGGAGCATGACCATGAACTTCGGAACCTTGATTTCCTCGCTCAATTACACCCTCCTAGGTGGTTACGAGTCAAGTTAATTTGCGTAGAAAAACTTGGCGTCGCGACCGTCATCCTTGGTCGGGGGCATCCACGCGTGCCAGACCTTGCCGGTCTTCTTCGACACACCGGTCTTGTAGACGAAGTCGTCGTACGGCTTCGGCGGAGCCCACTCCGGGGCTTCCTGCGCGCCCTGCGGAGCCTGGCGCTGGTACCCGCCGCCCGAGGACTGAGCGGGAGCCGGGGCAGCCGATCCGCCCGCGAACGCCGCGGCGACCTTCTTCACCTTGTCCATGTAGTCCTTGAACTTCGCGTCCAGCAGAGCGTCGGACTCTTCGACCGACGAAGCGTGGATCACGATCCACGGCGCGTCGAAGTCCCGGCCACCCTTCAGGGTGGTGACGATCTTGCCCTCGCCAGGAGCCACGTTGCTGCTGTTGTTGACCACGGTGGTCGCAGGGGCGGTGGTGGCGACAGGCTGCTCGGGGCCGTTGTCGTTCGAGGCCCAGGGATCGGTGGTGACAGTCATTCGGTTTCCTTCCGGTTGTTGTAACCGGGGGTGTATAGACCCCCGACGTACATTTCGAGATCCTGCTGACTCCAGTTGGAGAGCAGGGCTTCCTTCTTGTTGGGGTAGAGCTCAGGCGTCACCCACGCTCGGTACATGTCGACGCCGGACATACCGCCGAACTGGCCGTCGAAGATGTTCACGCGGCAGCCCCTGACCCTGCGCAGGACGGGATCAGGTGATCCCTGAACCGTCCCGAGCTGATCGGCACTATGTGGTGACACACCGGGCACGCCCGGCGATGCTTCGGAGCACTGGAGGTCACCTGCTCGGCGGTAGCCAGGTCGAACAGCTCCCGGTACGTCAGACCGTCCTCGCCGGCTGACTTCCACCCGTCGTCAGCGAGACGAGTAGCCATCTCCCCGACAGGGTCACCCGGGCCGTTGTGCGACCGGATCGAGTCCGGGAACACCTTGGACCGTGAGCCTGGCCCGTCGTGGTCATCGGTCTGCTTGATGACCTTGTGGACCTCTTCGAGCACCGCGCGGTGAGCGTTCTTCAGCCGGTCCTTGGCGGCCTGGTCCCGCAGAACCACGCCGTCGATGTACCGAACCTTGAGCGCTTCCGCGTACGGCGGGTGGCGATCCACGAGCTGGGATACAGCCCGAGGAATCACCTCCATCAGGTACACGTTGTCCGATCGGCCTTTGAGCGCGTCTTTGATCGACTCCGACGAGTAGTCCCAGTCACCCCTGGCTAGGTCGTCCGCGAACGCGGACTCGCTCAGGATCTGATACGCGTGGCGGCGCAGGAACGAGATAGCCTCGCCCTCCGACGGCTGCGTAGCCGCGGTCATCCGCGACGACTTCTCCAGAACAGCGACCCACAGGTCCCCGGTCAGGTCTTCCAGCTGATCGGCTGTCAGAGACCACTCCACCCCTGCGGACTTCGCACCTCGTCTGAGGCGCTTGTCCAGGAGAGAGTCATCCATTCACCGGCTCCAGACTGCGCTTGGCGTAGGTCTCCTCGACCAGAACCTCGATCAGCTCGACCCGGGGGATCTCCCGGGACCGGGCTTCGAAGTGCAGGTACGGCAGAACGTTCCCGTTACGTGTCAAGGCCACGGCGTCAGACTTCCCAGACCTGGCCGTCAACGGTGAACTTGCCTCCCAGGATCGGGACGATCTCAGCCTTGACATGCTTGCCGTCGACCGTGAGCATCCCGAAGCCCATCTGCCAGTTCCCAGCTCCGCCCTTTAGATAGTTGGCCTTCTTCATGTCCATCAGGTGCCCGACTTCCATGCCGGTGACGGTCTTGCGCACCGAGCCGCCGTACCCGAACGAGTGCGAGACGACAGCCTGCCGGTGCGTGTGGCCGCAGACCACGGACTTGCCGAACTTCTTGGCACCGTTGAGCGCTGTCGATCCGGCGATCTGGGATAGCGTCATCTTGCCCATGTGCCCGTGAGTGGAGATCCAGCCCGGAGCGATGTCGTAGAAGTCAGGCAGCAGCTCCACACCGAACCCGTCGAAGTCGAGCAGCACGTCGATGTCGAAAGCGTGCGTACCCTCCAGGGCCGGTGCGTTCTTGGAGAGATAGTCCCTGGCCCGGGAGTTTCCGGTCAGGTGGATCTTGCCGCCGTCTTCGATGAAGAAGCGTCCGTTAGGGACTCGGAGGCACCAGACCTCTCCCTCGTACGCGACCTCCTCGACGGTGTTCTTGTACAGTCCCGACAATGCGCGGTTGCTGATGTTCAGACGCCAGTGACCTGGCCGGTACTCGGTGGTCGACGCCCGTAGCCCGTTGGCAGCAGCCAGCATCTGCAGCTGCTCCCGCATACGGTCCTTGCACACGTACAGCACGTAGGAATCCCCTGCGCTGGTCGTGTCTGTACCGTCGGTGAACCGGTACTCCTCCAGGAACAGCCGGGCCTGCCGCTGTGACAGAGACAGTGTCCAGGTCGGGAGCTCGCTACGACCTCGGTCGAGCAGATCATCCAACTCTTGAACCTTGCCCAGGCTGAACTCGTACTGGGTCTTCGGAGGAGCCTTCAGCACCTTGCCGTCGATCTCGGTGATGCCTCGGTTACGTGCCCGTTCCCGGTATTCGATGCCTGCGTCGGCCAGCAGCTTCCGGACCTGCTCCGCCTTCTCGCCTGACTGGTAGAACGTCCAGCGCCCATCGGGCGAGCGATGCGAATCCGTGAGCCCCCAGACCGCGAGTCGGATCTCGGTGTCGGTGAGCGGGTAGTCCTCGTTCGACCCCTCGCCGGCGGTGTAGACCCACATCTTGTTTCCAGGCAGCGACGTCGGGGTGTGCTCGACCCACTTCGTCTTCTCCCGGTTCAGGCCCACCACTCGGTGGTTCGCTGTGATGGTCGCGTTGATCTCTCGGCCTCCGAGGGAGTACAGCGTGCCCGAGAACGGGAACCGGACAACCTCGTCGATCTGCTGCCAGATCGTGCGTCCTTGGTCGTCCACCGACATAACCTCGTCGTCGGTCGTCAGGTCGTCGACGTGGACGAACCCTCGTCGGGTGACGGCCCGGGCGTTTGTCCAGGAGCAGTCGTGGTTCCCTTCATGAGCCCCGATCCACCCGTCGTAAACCTTGCGGAGAGGTTCCAGGAGGTGCTTCTTGGCGTAGTCCGCGTCGCGGTACACCGAACCCTCGAACTCGCCCTTTGTGCCTTTGTTCCATCGCGAGGGCTGGGGCAGATCCAGGATGTCACCGATATGTACCACGCCGTACGGCTGGACATCCCCGATGAAGCGGATGACCGCTTGCATCTCTTTGCGCGCCTCGTAAGGCAACTGAGTATCGGGTAGAAAGACGATACGCTGAGTCATTTGGTTCCCTTCTCTGCGAGGAGGGTTAGCTCCGCGCGTACTGATCGGTAGACGTCGTCCAACGCGTTGATCGCGTTGGTGACGGATGTGTAGGTGACGGTGTCGAGGTCGATGTACAGAGACATGCCGCTCTGAGGGGTTTCGACCTCGCGGTAGATCTCGTGGTAGTCGCTCACTCGACGACCTCGTCCAGGTCGATGACCATGTCGTTCAGCGAGTCGATCCAGGTCAGCGAGTCCTCGTTACGAATCAAGTCGTCGGGCAGCGGAAGATCGAACAGGGCGGGCTGTCCGTCCTCCTCTACCGGCTCCTCGTAGATCCGCTCGGCGCAGCCGGCGTAACCCGCGATGTCGGTGTAAGAGTCCCGGTGGTACCCCGTACCCTTCACCCGGGCCACCTTGACCAGGATCATCAGGTTCGCGACGTCCAGGTCAGTGATCGGGCGCTCCAGGTACGCGGAGAACAACGCGGAGATGTCGGCGAAGTTCTCCCGGGGGTGCCCGTAGTTCTTGTTGCGAGGTCCGTGGATCAGGCGCTGCGCCTCTTCCAGGATGCTTTCTGTCATATCCCTACCTTGTCTTTCAGTGCTTGAACGCCTTGCTCCAACACAAGGCTGTTGACGTCTTCGCCATCCCGGCCCATCGGGATGATCTTGGCGTTAGGCAGAACACCCGCCACCGTCTCGGCGAACTGCATACCCGCATCGTCACCGTCCGCGAGTATCAACACCTCCCGGTACCCGAGGAACGGTTCGCGGAAGTGCTCTTTCCACGCCTGCGCACCGGGAACCCCGACCGTGGGGAACCCCGCGACAGACGCTGTCAACGCATCGATCTCGCCCTCCGCGATCCCGATACGCTGAGCCGGTTGCAGCAACGCCAGCGTGTTGTACAGCCGCCCGGTGTCGCCCGGGACGGTCAGGTACTTCGGTTTACCCTCGGCGGCGTCTAGGCGACGAAACCTCAGCGAGACCACCTGCCACCGCTCGTCCGGAGCCCATCGCAGGTAAGGGATAGCGAGCATCCCTTTGTACATCTCGTGACCCGGCAGCGGTTCCTCCACGTACCCGAGGCGAAACTGTGTCACCGCCTCTGCGATAGCCGGCGCGGTCAGCCCGCGGGTTGCCAGATACTCCTCGGCCACGGACCCAGCCAGTGCTTTGTGATAACGCTGCGACGCCTGAAGGAGATAGCTCTTGTGCTCTTTCGACTGCTGTTTGATAGTTCACCTCCTCGTAAGTCATCAGCAACGTGATCGCGTTGCCCCGCGCCGAACAAGCGAGGCAGTTGAAAGCGTTCAGCTGGTACGACACCGCGGCAGACGGCCGCGACTCCTCGTGGTGCCAGCAGAGGCAGGGAATCCACACCCGGCCCGTGTCCTCGGGCGGAACCCAGTCAGGGGCCAGCCGCTCGATGACCTTCGCGATCAGCGTTTGTGAAGGTTCCACCGGAAGACCTCGTACACGCTGATACCCTCGTGGTACGGGAACTGCTGCTTGAGCGCGTCGTCTAGGAACTCGTAGACGTCCTCGGCGTCGGTGGTCGGATCGACCTTGACGAACGCCTCGATCTTCATCCAGCTCACTTGCCCCACCTCCGAGCTGTGCGGTCCACGGAGTGCTCCGAGACGTTCCGGGCCAGCGCGTACCTACGCGGGTCCAGCAGAGCCCCCAGCAGCTGCTGACGGAGCAGGCTCGGGCGTGCAGTCGGTTTCATCGTTTCTTCCTTCCTTGGTTACGATTCAAGTTCGGGACCTCGATAGGAGCGATCCGTTTCCCGATCACCGCGAACGCGGGCGGGTTCTCCAGGTAGTCGATCCCTCGCTGGAGAGCTTCGGGGTCGTCACCGAGGTGACCGAGTACGTTGCGGTTACAGGGCGTATCCAGCAGCCCGCGAACGTGCCCTGTTCGGTGGTCGTGGTCGACGGCCAGCTTCTTCCGCAGGCCTCGGCCTTTGCGGCAGATGTAGCACCTGCCACCTTGAGCCTCGTATATCTGCCAGTACTCATCGGCGGTGATGTCGTAGAGCTCCAGAAGACGCTTCTCCCACGCCGTGTCCTTTCGGACGGTTCGCTTTTCGCGATGGTGGGTAGCGCATCGAGGACCAGGGTGAGGGGCGGCTCGGCGGGTTGTGATCCCGGCCGCTGCGCAGTCGACGCAGCGCCGGGGCTTAGGCTTAGCCGCCGCCATCCAGCCACCCGACCAACCACAGACCTGCGCCCCACGCGATGATCGAGTAAGCGATCAGCTCGGGGATACTCACGCTTCCCCCTCGGCTACAGCGGACGGGAAATCACTCATCGCACATCCTCCAGTCGATCCGCAGCCAATCGCAGCCACGCCACCGCACTATCGCGGTACTCCCGCCAGCTCTCCCTGCCACGTCCGACTTCACGCCACATGCGAAGAGCAACTAACGCCGCGCGATACACGTCATCGCTGGCAAGCACCTCGGTCGATTCGATGGGTTGTTCAGGCATGGTTGTCTTCCCCCTCGGCTACAACCGCAGCAGCAGCGGCCAACAGGGCAGCGGCGAGGCGGGTTGCGGTCTCTACCCGCAGGGCGGTGACCGTGTCGTCACCCTCAAGAACAACCCCGACATCTGTCTCGGCGACTACATAGGACTCGTCGACTGTCCAGGCGTTGCGCGTCGCCCATCCACGGTCGACTTCGGGTAGTTGAATTACCGCCACACCAGGAAGAGACGCGATGACATCAGCGACATGTGAGTCGTGGTCTCCACCGTCCTGCTCGGTCCATTCGCAGCCAATGCAGGCGTCGAGGTTCAACAGGAAACCCTGGCGGCGCGGATGGCTGATCCGCTTCATCGTCGGCTTGTGCGCCTTCAGGGCTTCTGTGAGTACGTCACGTAACTCGTTGGTCACTTCTTCACCCCCGCGATCAGCGCGCGGAGCTTGTCCACGCGGAAGTCGTCCCACCACTTGTCACCGTCGGAGACGTGGACTACCGGGGCGGACTGGAACCCTTTCGACTTCACCAGCGCGAGCGCCTCAGGGTCCTTGTCCAGCCGGACCTCGCGGTACTCCACACCGTGTTTGTCCAGCATCTTCGTGGTCAGCCGGCACTTAAAGCAGTCCTCGGACGAGTACACGGTGATTCTCTGGTTACGAATCAAGTTATTGGGCATCAAAAATCCTTAATCTCCATCTTCGAGCCGTCGAACTTCAGCTCGGCGTACAGCCGGCCCGAAGGGTCAGCTCTTCCTGACCTATTTTTGACCACCGACACCCTAAGCGTGTCCCCGCCGAACGTCGACGGGACTCGGTGCAAGGTGGTTACAAGCTCGGGTACGCGACCGATCTGCCCCTTGATCCCCGACAGCGGGATCGGCTTGTCACCGGAGTTGTTGTCCGCGGTGACGTGGTGCAGACCGATGATGCACGCACCGGTCTCCCGGGCTTTCTCGTGCAGCCAGTCCATCAGTACTTCCAGACCACCGAACGGGTCCTCGTCGTTCGCGGCTACCCCGGTGATGACGTTCGTGATGTTGTCGATCACGATCAGCTGCGGGTAGTTCCCGAACGTCTCCTCGTACGCGGCTAGCGAGGTCTCGATGACCTTGAGCGTCGGCTGCGCCGAGTAGTTCAGCCGGATAGGGATACCGTGCGGGTTCCCCGGGGCCGCGTTCCACGTCAGCACCTGCGGAGGCAACTGACCTTCGCGCACCGCCCGAGCGGACTCAGCCAGCGGCATCCCGAGCTCCATCGAGAGGATGCGCGTCGACTGCGTGAACGCGTCCGAGTCAGCCGAGAGGTAGTACGTCGGGATACGGCCTTTGAGCGCTAGAGCAAGCGTGAACGCTGACTTAGCCCCGCCGGGTGCTGCCGCGATCAGCGCCAGCTGACCCCGCAGGAAGTTGATACCCTGCTTGGTCAGCGACCGGAACGGTACAGGCAGAGGGTCACCGGCGTTCCCTTTTTGCTCGATCGATTGCATGATCGACAGCATCAGCCGCCCTCCCTGAGGGCTTTGACGATCTCCCGCATCTGATGCTCAGCTTGCTGCCCGAACTCAACGCTGGCGTCGCACGTACAGCCTTCGACTCCCCAGGAGTACTCGGCAGGCTGGTGCTCCTCCAGTACCTGGAGAACTGTGATGTACTGAACCGCGGTCAGATCCTTCACTCTTCTTCCTCCGGAATGTCCGAGACGATGTCCTGCGACAGAGCCTCGCGGGCGATACCTACGATCAGCCCGCCGACGAGAGCGCCGGCGATACCGATACCTCCTGCGGCGATGCCCAGCAGTTTCATAGACCCAGCTCCTCGGTGGTGTAGATGAGCTTTGCGGTGTCGCAGGGCCAATCGACCTCGCAGTGTTCGCATACGCGGTCTCTGAGTCGGCAGTCCTCTCCGCTGCAGCAGGCGTTGATGCAGTTGCTCCACCGAGGGCGGTGCAGTTCGCGGATCGGCTCCAACGCCTCACGGGCAGCGACAATTGCTGTGGGCCACGGTGGGGTGTCCAAGTCGTACTGGGCCTTCCATGCCCGTTGTGCGGCTTCTACTGCTGGATCACTCACTTCGTACCTCTCGCTATGAACCCGTTGTAGATCGTGCGGCCTTCCTGTTTGGCCTTGACTTCTTCAGCCCAGACTTTGTCGGTAGCTTTGATCAGCGCCGACTCGGTCGTACCTAGAAACTTCACCAGCGGAGGACCGAGAAGACCCCGGCGGGCAGCGCGCAGCACCCCGCCGAGTTCGTGAACCGCTCGCTTGTCTTCCAGCTCGACGTCCAACAGGTTCCCCGGGCCTGGCCGTTTGGTCACAGTCGCTTTCAGCGCCGGGTCAGCAAGAGTCCATCGTTCGGTCACGGCCGGAACACCTCCGTGTCCCCCCATTCGCCGCCGGGGAGGTGATCGTTCACGTAGAAACCCTTCGAGTACGCCTCGCCCGTGTAAACCCCTACCCAGCGATATGCGCCGACCTTGATGTAAATCGAGGTACCCTCCGGCTCGTAATCGCTCCTTCGAACTCGCACGGTCCCGATAGGTGCCTCGGGTTCCGGCTTCTCGGTGATGTCGAACTTCTTCAGGAGGTTCGTCGTAGCATCCATGATGGCTAGATGACTAAGGCCTCCGGGTAGCGCTTTGGCGAGTACCTCGAGGATCAATTCCTCGTTACTAGTCAAGACTCAGCCCTTCCTGTGATACCGAGCAGCGGATGCGACGCTGAACAACGGCGTCGGCTTACCCCACTTCGGTGAGTAGTCCCCGACCGCGGCGAGCCCCTGCTTGCGCCAGCGTCGGACTGTGTCCGTATCGACCCCGAACAGCTCGGTCAGCTGCTCCTCGGTCGCTAGTGATGGATTGCTCATCGTTACCTCTCGTTACGAATCAAGTTTCAGGCCATAGAGTATTCACAGCTCAACGCCACGTCGCACCTCGCGCAGCTAGCGCCAGGCTTAGGCGTGAAGTCCCCCGCTTCCAGCTTCCGCTCCATATCGTGGAACCGTGCCGAGATCTTCTCCCGCGTCCAGTCCGTCAGGTCGTACGGATACGTCGGCTTACCGGTCTTCGCCATGAAGTACACGCCGCGCGTGATCTCGACGCCGTACAGCTGTTTCAACGCCAGCGCGTACACCGCGAGCTGAAAGTCATCTCCGGGCTTGAGTCCGGTCTTCCAGTCGACCACCAGCACCTCACCGTCGAGCACGAGCACCGCGTCGATGTAGCCCCGGATCTCTATCCCATCGAGCTCGAACTCGATCGCGAGCTCTATCCCCGGCGTGCCGTCCGGTGTGTGCCACACCTCTAGGCTCGGGTGGTTATCGATCCAGTCCAGGGTCTTGTCCACCTGCTGCAGCCCGATACCCCAGCGACGCTCGATGTCGTCCGCGCCGCGGTACGGCCCGGAGGCGAACCACCACCCCAGGTTCGGGGTCTCTTCGGTAGCTTCGTTGATCCCGTCGGCGTACTCGGCCTTGAAGATCTCATAGCACTCTTCGCGCGTCAGCGGTGAGCCGGCGAGTTTCGAGAGCATGTATTTCTCAGCCACCGCGTGGACCCCGGTACCCTGCTGCAGCCACGCCGCTGGGCGTCTCCACACGCGCTCATGCCTGGCCAATTTCCAGCTGAACGGGCATTTGTCGAACTGCGACAGCTGCGAGACCGACCGTGGTTTCTTCTCGTACGTGTAGTTACGAGTCAAGTTGTCGGTGTCAGCCACGAGAGTCCTTGACCGCCATAGCGAGCGCCACAACCCAGCCGATGAACGTCCATCCCAGGAACACGTTGATCACAGCGACAGGCTGCCTCAGCGAAGCTTTCCGGTAGTACGCGACGATCGTCGGGACGAAGTACGCCGTCCCGAGCACCACTAGCAGAGCATGGCTGGGGCTGATCGACATCAGCACGATCAGCGCCACGATGGCTCCCAGAGCCAGCCAGCCCTCGATACGGCCTTTCCGCTTGGCCGCACGAGCAGCCGCGTCGGCTTGCGGGTAGTAGCCGGGTTGATACGCCGGCTGATCCCAGATGTTGCTCACGATGCTGCCTCCTCTTTAGGTTTGCGGGTCGCGTTGCAGCGACGCTTTTTGGCCAGGCCCAGCTCCACGAGCAACGGGCACGGGTTGAAGTCCGCAGGCTGATATTCGCGGCGGAGAATGTACTTCATGAATTCCCCGATTTCGCCCATGATGTATTTGTCGCCGTGACGCTCTTCGCGCTCGACTGCGTCGGGCTCGCAATACCTGTCGATGAATTCTTTCACTTCCCGGTAAAGGTAGCTGTCGTCGGTTAGCCACGTAGAACGGTAAACGTGGAGTCCGCGAATTCCGGGGACCAGATCGAGTGTATTAGCGCGGATATACGCGTCTTTAACCACGTTCAGAGTAGGGACGATTGTCTTACCGATAACTCGGGAAGTGATCTCGAACATGCGGTGCAAACCATTCTTCTAAGAAAAGGGGCGGGTGGTTATCAGGGCTCCACGCTCGGGAAACGCCAGATGTGATGACGTCCGATCTCGGACAGAGTTGTGTATTCGTTGACTCTGATGAGTAGGTCTTCGTCGGATTCCTGGCGCTCCCTGTATGCCCAACCCCCGCGTTTGCTGACGCCGGGTATAGGCGGGATGTTCGGATCAAACTCGACAACCCAATTGTTCTCACGAAGCATCCGGTAAAACGACCGGAGACGTTTCAGCTTGTATTCTTTCATACCTTTGCCGCGTGTGGCGATGTATTCGCCATGATCCCTTAGGCGTTTATGCGGCGTGCACTGAGAAAGAGGCTCTGGTACCTTGAACGGGTATTCGCGGCGGATAACCTGCCGGGCGGTCAATTTGCCTCCGTACGTGTGGACGTGCCATGAAACAGCCTGTGGTGTCACACCGTACATCCGGGCGATATCTGCCTCAGTCTCCCCCGTAGCTTTCAGGGCCTCAATCACTTCTAGTGAGAGGCGGGGGAGCTGTTCTCTGGTGGTTCTCATCGGTCCTCCTTGTATTACAGACCAACGTATCCTGCATCTTGTTACAGCGCAAGGCACAACCCCCTCGATACTTGACAATGCGACGTAGTTTTCTGGTGTCCCAGATCTGGGACTCTTCCCCCGTGGGAGAAAGTAGACCACTTGATCTAGTCCGGCGCAAGTGTCAAACGTCACTAAGTTCGTAGCTGAACCGGCACCGTCACAACCGATACCGGAGTTACAGCTACCAGACCACGACTCGATCCGCAGCGGATCCGCTGGTCAGCAGTACCACCGTTTCCGGCAGTAGCGACTCTTCTTGTCTTTCCCGCGGTCTTTGCCCTGGCCGGCTGAGTCGTGTTTGCTCTCGGATTCTTTCTCCGGATCGCACGTCGGCAGGTCACCGTGGGCCACGTGCCAGTCAGAATCGGCCCTCAGACCGCCGTGCTCCAGCTGGTGAGACACCGACCGATGCTCGCACCCGGAGAACCCGTCAGCGCGTGCTGACGGGGCTACCAGGACCGCCGCGAGCATCACAGCGCCGACGATGAACCAGACGACGAAGGCCAGGCGCTTAGTCACACCTGCCTCACTCTCTTCAGCCCGACGGTTCCCGACAGGTTCTCTCGGACGAACGCCCACGACTCAGTACGTACCCACGACGAGGTGAACAACCCCTCAGCGTGCTCGGCGGCGTGGTGCTTGCAGAACAGCAGCTCGAACTGACCGTTCTCCCAGCGCTCCATAGCCGCGGCAGAGCACGCGTCGCAACGATCGGTGAGCCGCAGCTCCCCGGGAGGCGTTGCGCCATCCTCCCGGGGAGGCGAAACCCGGTCTGGAGTGGTCACGCGTCCACGTCCTCTCGCTCTACGAACTCGACGTACACCTTCGCTGTCTCCAGATCGGTGTTCAGGATCTTGAACCAGAACGGGTTGTCACCCCGCTCGAACTGGTACAGGTCGTACGACCCGTTGGTCTTCGCGACCAGCTGCCAGTTGTCCGAGTGGTGCATCGCCCCGTACTCGGTCTCGAACCACTCCCCGCTCACAGCCCCACCGCTTTCGTGATCAGGAACATCAGCGCAGCCCCCGCGACGATCGCACCGACCGACAACGCCAGCTCGATGCTCAGCGGCAGGCCCGGGTTGCTCCGTCGGTACAGCTTGCGAAGCTCAGCCGGCGAGTACGACGCCGCGATTATCTGGTTGAACGCTTTGAGTTCTGTCTCGTTCATCAGGGCACCACTTTCGCCAGGATTACCAGCGCGTCTGCCAGGCCGCTGGCCCGAGCCCCACCGACTAGGCAGCCCTTCTCGTCGCCGCGGGCTGCGGCCTCTTCGCAGAAGAGGAGCCACTTCACGCGCTCGTCGTTGATCAGGTCTATTGCATCGCTCAAGGTCATCGGGTCTCTCCTCGCAACGCGAGCTCGGCAGCAGCGGCGGCAGCCGCGACACGGTTCACCGAGGTGACCATGCGCTGAAGCTCCGGGGTCGAGAGCGTGGCGAACCACGCGTGTGTGCTGGTCATGGTGTTCCTCTCGTTACGTGTCAAGCCGCGATGCGGCGTGTAGTGGTCTTGGATGTGTCGATCAGGTGCCGCCGACCGAGATCGTCGACGACCGTGAGCACGGTGCCCGCGGTGAACAGCACCCGGGCTGTCCAACCGGCGGGTCCTCGTGATGCGATGTGGATGGTCATGCGGGCACCAGCGAGGGGTAGAGCCGACGGGCCGCAGCCCACTGTGCTGCGAGCCATTCGGACTTGGTCTCGAACCTGTACCTGGGAGCCTCGCGGTCGACGCGGGCGCACTGGCTCTTCGAGAGGAAGCGTGTCGGGGGCTGGATCTGCTCAACTGAAGCGCTCATGGTGACCTCCTAGGTTGGTTACGAATCAAGTCAGCGTGCGTACGTGAGCAGCCGTGAATCGAACACGGTCAGCGCGGTGATGTCGGCTGAGCGATCCTGCCTGCTCGTGCCAGCTCGTCGTAGCCACGTGCAACGGCTCAGAGCTGGACTTCAAAGTATGTTGTGGGCCGGGGCTCCGCATTACGCGGGATTTGCATCAGGGTCAACGCGCGGTCTGGGCTCGCCTGAATCTTGCTGGCCTTTGTTTTGTTGTTGAGACCACTCTAACTCGAGGTTTGGTTACGAGTCAAGTGGGTATCCAAAAGAATTTCACGCAGCATTTTGCCGGCGCAGATAATCCATCAGGTGCTCCCCGATGAACCGGGTGTACGCCGGCGGAATAGCCTCCGCGATCTCTTTCCGGACATCTGTCCAGTCCATGCCCATAGCCTGCTGCCACTGGGACACCGTGCCCTTGCCGCCTCCGTCGCCGTACACCGCGAAGTAAGGCCCGTCGTACCACTTCCCGTGTCGATACCCCGCAACACGGCCGCGGTGAGGTACGTGCGCGGGCTGCGGGATCAGCGTGTCCAGCTCGAAGTACCTGTGACGGATCACCCCGAGGCCGAACATCTCGCCGCACAGAACCAGGTCGCGTCGAACCTCAGACCCCTGCACGTTCTCGATCACGGTCGGGGCGTCGAACCGCGCCAGCATCCGCCGCGTCTGCGGGATAAGGTTCGGGTACGCGTCCCCGTGCGTCCGCTTGTTCGTCCCTTTCGTCAACGCGGTCTGCGACTGGCACGGAGGCGACGCGTGGATCACGTCGAACTCATCGCCGTGCAGGTCCAAGAACTCGAGCGCGTCGTCCTGGTGGAACTCGTCGCCGGCGTATCGGGGCTGCGGGTTGATGTCCACGCCCACGACGTAGAACCCGGCGTCCTGGTACCCGCGGCCGGCACCGCCAGCACCGCAGAACAGATCAAGCATTAGGGGTCTCTCGGTCATGTGGTCTCCTGGTCGTGTCATAGCGAAGGCCCCGGGGTTACCGGGGCCGTGTGAGCTGATCGGGTCACCGACCCTGCCAGTCGGTGCCGTGCTTCGGGTCCGGATGGACCAGGTGGGCGGTACGTGCCAGGTACTCGCTCGCTGTCTCCAGCCGGTAGCCGCGGAGGGCGTTGCCGCCGATGACGTCGTTGGTGAGGACGTCCACCAGAGCCCAGAGGCGGCGGGTGCCACGGGTCCACTCGACGACCGCCTGCTCGCCGCGGACGCGGGTGTCCGACTGGGTCCACCCGGCGTCGGCCATATCGGCCATCAGGTCGGTGATGCAGGCGGCGGATGCGATGGCGGTCATTTCGGAACCCCTTCCTTGCCGGCCCTTCCGGCATGAATCAAGTATGCGGCACCAATCGGTTACGAGTCAAGGGGTTTGTCGAAGAATTTCTCCGCGGATTTCCAGCGACTCTGACGTCCAGAAGTCAAGCCGCGGGGTCCGATCCATCAGCCCGTGCGCGATCATCCGCCAGCGCGGCTCTCAGCCCCGGGAATCGACATGCTCGCGCACCGCGGCGAGATCCCCGTCGAGCACGAACCGCCATCCGAGCGGGTTGTCCGCCGGCCCGGTGAACAAGTCGTAGGCATCCTCGCCTGTCTCGATCGCGTACCACCGCCCGGTCGAGTGCCGGTACCCGTCCTCGGTCCTCTTCCACGCGCTCATCGTCATCACACCCCGGACTTGATGTAGCCGGTGCCGTCGGGGAGCTGCGCAACCGCGGCCGGCTGATGCTCGACCGGGACGATCACGGTGTACTCGGCATCCGAGTCCGCGTTGCCCACCCGGACCACCAGACCGTGATCCTCGTCGCGAACCACCGCGACGGTCGGGCGACGGTAGTCCTCACGCACCGGGCCGGCGATCTCCTGGCCCAGATCGATCGCCGCGGCCAGAGCCTCGGCGCGGTCGTTGTAGCGGGTGCGCGGTTCGCGGACGGTGGTGCCGCCGAGCTCGTCCAGGGTGACGGCGTTGATGGTGAAGTACGACATCGGATTCTCCCGTTCGTTACGTGTCAAGTTCAGCTGACGACCGCGTAGCCCGCGATCACCAGGAGCATCACCGGGATGAAGCTGATGATGATAAGTGCTGCGGTCATGAACTAAGTATGCACCATCCGTGGTTACGTGTCAAGTCATTGACCCCAAAACAAAAACCCGGCCGAAGCCGGGTCTCTGGTGTGGCCACCTGTCAAGCCGCTGACACGTGGTCATCCGCCACGTCTTTAGCCGCGTGCTCCGCGGCGTACCGTCGCGACGCCCAACCGCACGAGCACTTGGCCAAGTACGGGTACCCGTGGTTGCTGGGTGTCCACACCACCTCCGTCTCGTGGACGGCCGGCTGCGGAACCGGGGCCTTGAACATCTCGAACGAGCCGAGGTACGACACGACATCGGCAACCGAGGCCGAGGTCTGCGGCTTGATCGGTCGGTGGCTGCTGATCATCGGGTCTTCCCCTTCCCGTCGAGGGCGTTTCCCTCGAACAACCATGACTTTACTCGTAACCGGGTTACGTGTCAAGCCCGAGTTCTGCACACGGGGGTACCGCATATACAGGGGTGTGGGTAGCAGCAGGAGGCCGGGGCACAGGGGTAGGCAGGGCCGGGTGGGTGTGGGTGCGCAGCGCTGGGTGTGCTGCACGTGCCGGGGGAGTGGGTAGGCAGGGTGCGGGGTACGCCGGCTGGGGTGCGCAGACTCGCAGCGCAGACAGGGTTGCGCTGCCGGGTGGGTGTGTGGTAGACTGGGTGTACTCCGGCAGACGGGGTCACAGGGGACACGCAGCGCGTGGACCCCTAGGGGGGCACCCCTACCCCCCGCGTGTTGACCGGATGGTAA